ACCATTCCCACCTTTCAAACCCCTAAAACCTACTTGCATAAAATTCTCACGAAATTATTAAAAAATAATTCTTAAAAAATTTCTCAAAAAAAAATCTCAAAATGTTTTGTAGATTAAAATATATTTTTTATCTTTGTATTGTTGAAAAAGCAAAGAGATATTTAAAATTTTGATTAACAATTTTTAAAAAGAAAATTCTCTGAAAATTTTGCTAATTAAAAATTAAATTGTATCTTTGTAATGTAATCAAAAGCAATACTTGACATATTGAAACAATATAAAATTAATTTATTCCTTTTCTCTTTTTCTTATAAATCTTTTGGTTTTATAGAGAAAAGGATATAATAAAATAAACATAAAAACCAAAAGTATTTTATTATGGAAGAATTAAAAAATGTAGTAGTAGAAAAAGAAGTTAACAACAAAGTAAACAAAGTTAGTGCAAATAAAGCAAAAGCACAAGCAAAAGCAAATAGCACTATTAAATTATCAGTTGATAGTATTTTTAAAAGTCTAAATGAAAAAACTAACGGACTTTTAAAAACTTCTTTAGGGAAAAAGACCGAAATTTATATTGAAAGTCTTTTTGCAGAGTTGAACGAAAAGCAAAAGAAAGCGTATCGAAAGAAATTAAGAAATACAACTTTTTCTTTGCTTGATTCGATTTGCAAAGCGAAAGAAGAAAAGAAACAAAATGAACTAAAAACACTTGTTTCTGCATTTACAGAATTTTATAAGCAAGTCTACAAAGTGAATGATTTTTCATTTGCAAGTATTGCAAGCGAAAATACAAAGGACACAAAAAAAGAAGTTCTAACAAAAGGTTTACAAATAGTCAAAAATTTCAAGTAATTAAATGATATGCTATTAAATGTATTTTTATTTGTTGGTGTAATTTGGGTATCCATTCAAATTATAAGAGACACAAAAGATTTTTTAAAGAACTTATAAACTAAATAAAAAGTAAGGGAAAGCAAATAAAATGTTTGTCCCTTACTTTTTATTTTTGAATGTTAATTTTAACGTAACCGTACCCCGTTTTTAGTAGGCCATGATTTTCATTCTTCGTGATAAAGGCTTGCCCAGATAGGTAAGCCTCCTTTTAGTACCACACCAAAATCGCTCCTCGCTTAAAGAGGTACCCCGATTATCCCACAAACCACAAACCACACAAAGAAGCCAGAGACCTAACATCCCTGGCATCTCAATCCCTATAAAATAGTATCCAATATCTTCTTAACCCTATCCTTCCCTAAGACCCTCCTATTATTCCGTATCTCATAGAAGAAAGTATAATACATCTCGAGTTCTTCCATCCAAATCCTATCTCCTCCCTCCAATAATGGTTCTATTCTCATCATATCCTCAGGATTAATCCATAACCGATACCAAACCCTATTACCTTCCTGACATTTAAGAATCCTCTTATGGTCATCATCCCTTATCACTGTTACCTTTACCATATCCTTATGTTCCATATCTCAATAAATTATAGGTTCATCAAATTCAAATAGATCTCTTATTATGATTCTCTCTGTTCATGTTTCTTTTCTATATAAGTTATTATAAAGTATATCGGAAATAGTGGCATGATTAACCAGATAGTTAGGAATAGGAATCCCGGTCTAGTTAATCGGTGCATTGAGCATATCACTCTGGTCATAAACCAGGCAGGTATAATACAGATAGCATATATTATACCCAGAATAATCCACATCATTGTTCGAAATATTTATTTACGATTTTGGATATCTTCTTATCTAACTCTACGATTAATTCACTGAAGTCTTTATCCTTCATATCCTTAATCTTGGATTCGATTAAGTCCAGATTTCTCTTAATTGAGAAGTAGGATTTGAATGCTTGATAATCCAATTCCGATTTATCCGTAAGAGGTAATATCATACTTGATTTACCATCTAACCTTGTATAGAATCCATCGGGTCCCAGGGTTCTTGATACCTTTACTTTGTTACTCAGGATTGCAAACCCACCTTTCTTGTCGATAGATTCTACCTTTACTTTCTCCATTAAGGTTTTGCCATCAAAGAAAATTACTTCTTCACCCTCCTTTAGCTTTTTGGTTTCTTTGTTCTTTTTCATATCTTTATTATAATTAGTTTATGCAAATATACGAATTTATTTATTATTTATTGCATTATCTATTTTATTTTTTTATAGATTCATAGGCATTGCCCCGGTAATCCTCTAGCATTTTGTATTCCTGTGAAGATAGAAATATTCCGTTTACTTTAAAAGCATCTCTTAGATGTTCTGGTATAGTGCCTTGATGAGTGATATTATTATAACGTATAATGAAAAGCTTCTCTCGGTCTTCCTCAATAACTCCGAGAGTGTTTACTGGTTGTAGTTTAGTTTGGTAAATCGCTCCAAAAGCAGAAGGTACCATTAAAATACTTCCCGGTACTCTAGTTATCCAATGAGAATAATCAGGAGTAATTACGGCAATTTTCTTCTCTTTTTCAAGCTCTTTGTCATAAACTAATCGATTAAACCAAAAAGCACATTGAAAACAAACTTGTTTTCTTGCCATAAGTTGAGGAATTTCCCGAGTTTCATCAAATTCCTCTAAGTTAATAGGTTTGCCACATATCTGGCATTCATTTTTCTTGTCCATATTGCATTATTTTATAAGTTATATATGATAATAGAACCTAAAGAACACTCATAAATAGGGTATTCAGCAATACTTTCTAATCTTTAATGAACTTTAAAATATAACCTTATGGATAAATTAACCAATGAAATGATTGTGGCTCTAGCCAATGATTTGGGATTAGAACCAGCCTTGCTTAAAGCAGTACAACTGGTAGAAGCAGCAGGCAGAGATGGATTTTTAGTAGATGGTAGACCTCAAATACTATTCGAAGGTCACATCATGTACAAAGAAATCAAAAACAAATTTGGTTTGGACAAGGCAGTTGCTGCTCAAAAGAGTTATCCTACCATTTGTTTCCCGAAATGGGATAAATCTAAGTATCTTGGAGGAGCTCATGAGTACAAAAGACTCGAAATTGCCAAGAAAATTGACGAAGAATGTGCTTTAAAGTCAGCTTCTTGGGGAATGTTTCAGATTATGGGAATGAATTTTACCTATTGTGGGTGTAAAGATGTCTTTGATTTCGTCAAAAAGATGGAAGAATCTCATGCTTCTCAACTGAAATTGATGTATTATTATATGAATAACACCAGTTGTCTGAAGAATTTAAAGGAACATGACTGGGCAGGCTTTGCTCGGAAGTATAATGGTCCTGGTTATGCTGAAAATGCCTATGACCAGAAGTTAAAGAACGCTTACGAAAACTTTAAAAACAAGATATAATGAAGGTAATTTACAACAAATTCATCCCTTTCAAGGGATACAAGGCAATGAACCTATTCGGAATTGTCTTTGTGAGGAAAGGTGCTAAGTTTGACACCTATGATTACAACCATGAGCACATTCATCTCAAGCAAATGCAAGAGATGTTGTGGGTATTCTACTACTTATGGTATGCAATCGAGTACTTAATCATCATGTTCTTTGCTAAGTGGAACAAACAAAGCGAAAGATACCATGATGTAAGCTTCGAGGAAGAAGCCCATAACAATGACCACGACTTGGAATACATCCGAACTCGTAAACATTATTCCTGGGTTAAGTATGTAAAACTTAGAAGCTACAAGAAATGAATGTATTGGGAGTATGTGCAGGGCAAGGTGCCCTGCTCTTCCCTTTCAGAAAACATCTGATTGGGAATATAGAAGTAAGAGGAGTATTCCATACTCCTGGTGAAGAGCAATGGAAAGCTAATTTTGGTGATATACCATTCTACAAAGGATATAACTTACCTCAATTTGAGGAGAGAGTAGATGTTATTATATCATCTCCAGACTGTGGGGCATCATCCATTATGAGGCTTTCAAAGGTAAAAGAATTGGGTAATCCTAAGGATAACAGGAGTTTAAATCTAGTAACTGCTGCAATATTAGAATATAAGCCTAAGATTTTTCTTATTGAAAATCTTCCTCGTTTGCTATCTTTGCTTCCTTATGAGTTCTTTAATTTAACCTTTAAGGACTATAAACTTATTTTTCATGAAAGGTCAGTTTCTGACTATGGGAACTCTCAAGTATCAAGGAAACGTCTAATCATCATTGGAGTGCATAAGAAAACCGGTAAGAAATACTTGAATGCTTTTGATGAAGTATTCCAAGTAAAAACTCCAAAACTTACTAGAGACTTGCTCTTTGTATCTCCTTACGGGAGTAATTATAATATCCCAATAGAAAAAACTTTGGCGATGTATGATTATCGAAAACTCCCCGAAAAGAAGAATCTGACTGTTGAGAAGATTCAAGTATTATGGAATAGTGCTTTCAAGAACGAGAAGAAATGGCCCATTAAAACTGCAAAGATGAGTACTCTCCCGGGAGTATATCGATTAGAATTAGATAAACCACCTCTAACTTTAAGACCTGCAGATAGGCAATTTAGACCCGATGGGTATCCTCTTGGGATTAATGATTTCAAGGTAATTATGGGATTTCCTAAAAAATTTAAGATTTACATTGACCAAGAGAATTACCTTTACTGGTTAAACAAGGCAAGGTATACAATTGCCAAAGGTTCTGTATATGAAGTTGGGATTTGGTTTAGGAAATGTATCAAAAATGTCTAGGTACACTTTCATGTTAATATATACTAAAGTATATATTAGTCCAAACCGCCTTTTGAAAAATATAGATATATAATATACTACGTATATATATCTATATTTTTATATGCGTATATAGCTATTGTTTGTAGTAGATATTGGATATATGTTTTAGGATATAGAAATTTATCTCACTACGTTCGATAAAAGGTAATCGCAAAGCGATTACCGATAGTTAGTAATAATTAAATTTTTCGTGATGATGAAAACAGATAAAAACAAGTGGAAGAACTTTGTGTTCCTTTTGCTTCTAGGATTTACTATTTACCTTTGCTTCAGGAATTACAAACTGAATTCATATATCAGTCAACTTCCTGATTCATCGGTCATTGGCATTCCTGATACAATCAAATTGAAAGAGAACTTCAAACCTGTGATACCCTATACACAATTGGTTCAGCCCCAGAGAATTCTTCTCTACGACTTCTATCGAAACAGTAGCAATTCGACTAAACCCCAAGCTTCTGATTCAACAGCGGTTACTTCGAATAGGATTAGTAGAGAAGATTCTCTGGTCCAATTTACCTTGGATAAAAACCAATTGAACCTAAGTTTATTCAACAAGGAAACAAACTCTTATTCAACGAGAATGTTTAACATGGACTTAGATAAGTATAAGTACAATTGGTATGAAGGTCAATTAACTCAAAAAAGAATTAGAAAACTAACTCTAAGTCCATACGTTTATGGTAAATATAGGGTCTTTAATCAAATGTTAGACATAGGGACAGGCCTTTCAATCAAGACTACTAATTTCAATTATAAACTTGGTATAAATGCTTTTCATTATCCGAAGTTCTTTTCGGGAATAAAAGCTGACTTAGAGTTTTCAGTAACATATAACTTTTGATTATGGCAAAGAAGATTAACATAGAAACTAACACATCTGCTCTCACAAGGGAAGAACTAGCAACACTTGCTAAGGTTAGTAATGATGTTTTTTACTTTAGCCTTTTCACTTATGTGATACACCCTATGAGGGGAAAGGTAAGATTTGAACTTTACCCGTATCAAAAATCGGTTCTGTATAACTTCGTAAAAGAACGTTTCAATATTCTGCTTAAGTTCAGGCAGGCAGGTATTACGGAGCTTATATCTATGTACTGCCTATGGTTGGCAATGTATCATCCTAACAAGAAGATTAACATTATCTCAATCAAGGACACAACAGCAAAGAAGGTACTTAAGAAGATTAAGTTCATGTACAAAAACCTGCCATGGTATTTACAGACACCGATTATAAATGGTCGTTCGGGAGAATATGGTTCTGCATCAATGATAGAGTTCGATAATGGCTCATTCATAGAATCTATCCCAACGTCTTCAGAAGCCGGTCGTTCAGAATCTCTATCCTTACTGGTAATTGATGAAGCAGCAGTAGTTAGATGGGCAGCCCAGATTTGGGCAGCCGCTTTTCCTACTCTTTCCACTGGTGGAGCTGCTATCATCAATTCCACTCCTTATGGAGTTGGTAACTTCTACCACTCAACTTGGGTTGATGCTATTGCAGGTGGGAATCCATTTAACCCACTCAGATTGTATTGGCAAATGCACCCAGAACGAGACATTAATTGGTACAATGAAATGTCTTCTGCTTTGGGAACCAAAAGAACTGCACAAGAAATTGATGGTGACTTCTTATCATCCGGAAATACGGTCTTCGACTTAGCTGATATCAAAGCTATCGAAGACTGTCTTAGTGATTATCCGGTTATTAAGAAAAGATTCAATGGTCAATATCGGCAATTCTTAGAACCAGCACCAGATAAGGAATATTTCATTGGTGCTGACGTTTCAACTGGTAGGTCTTCTGACTACTCTGCATTTACTTGCATGGATAAACAAGGAGAAGAACAAGCAGTATTCAAAGGTAGACTTTCAGTAGATAAGTATGCAAGGTTACTTGGAGATACAGGGCATTTGTTTAACTTTGCTACCATTGCTCCAGAATCCAATGATGTTGGATTAGCAGTAACTTCTGCTCTTCAAACTGAAGGTTATCCTAAACTGTATTATTATCAGAAAATGCTTAAGAAGAAAGGTAAATCTAGACCTGAGGTAGATAAATCTCCAGGATGGTTAACTACACAAAAGAACCGTTCTGTTATTGTAGAGGGACTTGAACAGGATATTCGAGAAGATAATATTACTGTTAAAGACCCTTTCTTTGTTCAAGAAGCATATACCTTCATATATGATGGTTTAGGTAGGCCAGTTGCAATGGGTAAGCATAGAGCTAATAATTCTACAGTAGATGTAGACCTAGAGGGGGATGTATATGCAGATGACTCTATATTCGGTAAAGCAATCTGTAATCACATAAGAAAAGGAAAAACTAACGTAATAGTACAACCGAAATGAAAAAGCTCAATTTTAATTGGAGTTGGGGTAGAAAGAAAGACCCACCTCCTGAATCAAACAAGGAGCCAAGCAAGCCAAAAGCTGCTGCTATATCTCCTGGTAGAGTATCAGTAGATGAAGATAACTCTTTACTCAGTACTCTGAAAGGGATGACCGTAATGGTAGATCCTTCTTTTCGTGTTGAAGTAATCCCTTTGATTCGTGATTTATATAAGGTAAATCCGGATATGGGCATTGCTTTGCAGGATATGTTTAAGTTGGCAAACACAGGTCATACGGTAACATTCCCAAATAATTCAGATGCCGAAGCAGATAAGATGAGAAAACATCTTACCGAAGCTACAAAGAAATGGTCCAGGTATACTGCTGGTATAGACGGTCTAGTTAATAAGATGATTGTACAATGCCTTGTTAGTGGAGCTATATCCGTTGAAGGAGTTCCTAATGATATGTTGGATGGTTTGGATACAGTCTTATTCCTTAGACCCGAGAACATTGTTTTCAAAAGAGAGAACAATGGAGTATATTCTCCTTACCAGAGGAATAAGAATTACTTCGTAAAGCACCAAGATTATATCAAACTAAACCCAGAAACTTATGTGTATGCTGGTATGTTTAATGATACCGATGAACCTTATGGGATTCCTCCTTTTATGGCAGCATTGGATTCATTAAAAGGTCAACATGATATGAAGGTTAACTTCAAACACATAATGGAGATGGTTGGTATGGTAGGATTCTTGGAAGCTAAGATGACTAAACCAGACCAGAATCCTAATGAAAGCTTACAAGCTTACCAGAATCGTCTTGAACGTACACTAAAGGATTTGAAAAGAAATCTTCGTAATGGCATGAAGGACGGAATAGTAACGGGTTATATTGATGACCATGAGTTTAAACTCAATTCAACTACCAAGGAACTTGGTAATATTGAGAAACCCTGGAATATGAATCAGCAATCAGTTGCAAATGGTTTGGGAGTTAATGGAAACCTTATCGGAGTTAGTTCAACAACAGGAGAGGGAGCAACGGGTATAATGCTGTCTAAATTAATCAGCCAGTTAAAAAATATCCAAATGCTTGTAACTTATGTATTGGATTTTCTTTATTCTCTAGAACTACGTCTGGCAGGCTTTGATAATAAGGGAATAAAGATATCATGGGGAACTTCAACTATCTCTGATGAAGTTAAGGTTCAACAAGGTCTTCAGTATAAAATCCAAAACCTGGATTTATTATATAAGGCTGGTATCATTAGCCAAGACCAATATGCTTGGGCAATGGGTTATGATTCTCCTGATGAGAATGAACCAAGAGTTTCACTTGAGGACCAATTTGCTAAAGGCGGTAACTCAGACCCTCAAGAAGGAACTAAGAAGAAGCAAAGGCAAGATGATAAAAATCAATCTGCTCGTAGGTCAAGAGATAAAACTAATCCGGCTCCATCTCGTGGAGACCAAAATACAAAAGCAAGATGAGTAAATTTACTAAAAGAAACAAAGAGCATCTTGATTCAATGGTGATTGGCCAGGGTCATACCATTATGGCTGGGTATATCCCAGAAGCAGTTGGAGCCCAGGCTTTCTCAGAGAATTATTACAAATGGAAGACTCCGACACCGGATACCATTGCTCAATTTGGATTTTGGGGAGGAGATATAGATTATAATACCTATTATCCAAACCTTGATAAATCGGAACTTACTCCGAAGGACGAAGAGTTCATAGAACCAATGTTTAGGTTACTTTCTGAAACGATTGTATCCAAGAACTGGAATCCTACTGACTTTGGTCAGAATGGAGTACTTAAGGCTTCCATGAAAATGTTACTCGGGCAAACAGTAAATTGCGACCATGAAACAAATATTGGTAATGCAATTGGAGCTGTATCTCAAGTAATGTGGCAGGAGTCTTATAAGGATGGAAGCTTTACTATACCTGCAGGTATCAACGGTATTTTGAAGATTGATGGTAAAGCTAACCCAAGAATTGCTAGAGGTATTCTTATGGAACCTCCTTCAATTCATAGTAACTCGGTAACAGTACAGTTTAAGTGGGATAAATCACACCCAGGAATGGAAGATGGTGAATTCTATCAAAAACTTGGTACTTATGACTCTAAAGGTGAAATGGTTCGTAGAATAGTTACTGAGGTAGTTCGATATATGGAAACATCCCTGGTATCTCATGGAGCTGATTCATTTGCTCAAAAGATTGGTGAAGATGGTAAAATCATTAATCCAACCTTTGCAAAAAGAACCTGGTCTTCTTATGAGGAATATCGGGATGACAAGTCCAAACAGTACTTCTTTACTGATTACAAAACGGACTTCAACTCATTCCAAGAAAAGGACAATACTCCAGATTCTTTTAATGATAATGGTACCCAAGAAAATCATAATCCTAATAAAGAAAATATGAACAAAGAATTGCAAGAATTTTTAGAAAAGCTTTTCGGAGATAACATGTTATCTCTGGCAGAAGGCAAAGAAATGACTCAGGAAGAAGTTATTTCTTGTATTCAAAGCTTGGTATCATCCAAAAACAGTCTTCAGACAACGGTAGATAATCTTACTACAGAGAAATCTTCTCTTACAGAACAGATTACCAACCTGAATGCAGAAGTTGCAAACTTGAAGGAAATGGCAACTGTAGGAAAGAATCACATTGCTTCTCTCCGTGAAAATGCTGTTACTACTTACAAGAAGTTGATGGGTGACAAAGCCGATGAAACTATTGTTACAATGTTGAATGCCGAAACTACTGGCATCGTTACTCTCATCTCCTTAACTAAGGATTATCAGAGTCGTCTGGAAGAAAAATTCCCAATGGTATGTGCAAGCTGTGGTTCTCATGATGTAAGCCGTGCTTCTTCTGTTGCAGAGACTGATGAAAAGACTGGAACTCAGAAACCTGTAACTACTTCGAATGCAGAAGCCAAGTCTACTTCGGAAACCCTCGAAGACTTGTATAAGAAGAAATTCAAGTAATAATCGATAAATATCACTGTTATGACTAAAATCGTAAACAAAGACCAGCCAATGACGCTGTTTGGGGAAAAGACCCCAAGAGCGGTGATTTACAAAAGTGAATCACACAAATTGCACCAAGCTTTCTGTGTAAAAGATGGTGAAACAATTTTGCAAGGTATGCCGGTAGCTCTTGGAGAAGACGGTTTAATTGAACCTTACACTGAATCTACTCAGGTATATATCGGAGTGGCAGTAACCGACAATGTAAATCCTGCTTACCAAGCACAGAACAAATTCCCAGTAGAGGTAACTGTTGCTGTGGAAGGTTACATGATTTGTAACTGGGTATCTAATGCTGCTGACTTAAAAGCAGGATATGTAGTTCCCTCTGGTGACTTACTGAACGGCCGATTTGTAAAAGCAAACCAGTCAACAGGTGCTACACCTTTCATTGCCATCACACCTGCAGATGAGGCAAACGAGGTAATTCAAGTACTTATTAAATAAGAGAAGAAGAAACATGGAAAAAGTTGATATTTCAAAATTGAAGAGAGAAGACTTCGCAAAAGAACTTCCTCAAATGGTACAGCAGTTGGATGCTTACCGTCAAGGTTCACAGAACAAAAAACCTGTGGACATCACATTAGGTGAACTTACCACTGGTAAATGGGGTATTACCCAAGATGAATTGTTCGAGAAGTTGGATATCAATCCGAAAATCGACACAATGGAAAACATCTTCACGATGCCTCAGCAAGATGTTCGTTGGATTGTTCCGGAAATCATTCGTTCTGCTATCACTCTTGGTATGCGTCAAGCTCCGTTCTATCCGGAGATTATTGCATCTGACCAGTCAATCAGTGGTCTTAGCGCAATCATGCCGATGATTAATATGTCCGATGCTGCACCTGCAAAGGTTAACGAAGCAGAAACTATCCCATTGGGAGATGTAAGCTTTGGACAGAAATCAGTAAGTCTCTTCAAAATTGGTAAGGGATTCAAACTTACTGATGAAGTTCGTAACTACGTATCTCTGGATGTATTGGCAATCTACCTTCGTGACTTCGGTGTTCAGCTTGGTTATGCAATGGATACTCTGGCAATGGATGTTGTTATCAACGGTAACAAACCTGATGGTTCAGAATCTGCTCCGGTTATCGGTGTATATGAAACTACGAATGGTATCACTTACAAAGACTTGCTACATATCTGGGTAAGAGCTGCTCGTATGGGACGTAACTTTACTACTATGATTGGTGGTGAAGACCAGGCAATCGAAATGCTGAACTTGCCGGAATTCAAAGAACGTCATTCTGGTACAACTGAAGCTACACTGAATGTGAAGTCTCCTGTACCTAAGAATGCTAACTTTTACATTCACCCGGGTACACCCGACCAAGGCTTGCTGTTGATTGATACAACTGCTGCCTTGATTAAGCTGACTGCAAAACAGTTGATGCTTGAATCAGAAAGAATCGTATCAAATCAGACTCAGGCAATCTATGCTACTCTGACTACAGGCTTCTCTAAGATGTATCAGGATGCTGCATTGATTCTGTCTGCAGAGAAGAAGTTCTCAGAATTTGGATTCCCCGAATTTATGAACATTGACCCGTATCTCTTGGTTAACCTTGAGTAATAATACACCTGGTTTATTTTACAAATAATTCCATTTCTTGATGGGGTAGGTTTTGCGAGGACCTACCCCTAATTTTAAACATCTAAAAACTTAGTAAAATTATGGATAAATATAAAGTAACTGTAGGTGCTAAAGCTTACAGCTTCCATGACCAATCTACAGGTATTACAATTTGTAGAGGAGAAGAAAAAGAATTGAGTGCTCGACAGTACAGAACTAAAAAGATTCAGATGGCTTTGAATTCAGGTCACCTGCGTTTGGTTCTTGATAAGAAAGCTGTCGACAAATACTCCAATGATGACATCGATAAGTTGGAAAAGAAACTGAATGCTCAGTTCGAAAAAGGTATGGAAATCAAAAAGATTGCCAAAGCCTATACTCTCGAAGAAGCAACCCTTATCGCTGCTCGTCACGAAATTGTTGCCGACAAAGGTGATACAGTTGAAACTTTGATTCAGGTTCTGTTGGAAGAGTTCGAAGAATCTAAAAAATAAGATACCATGGACAATCTAGACTTTGTAGCTATTGCGAATGGTCTGGAAGTTTCATTTAGAGTATTAACCAAAGTCCCAGCCAAGGCCATTTTTGACTGGGACTTTGGTGATGATAAGGGGTCCGTTTATGATGTTAAACAACCTACTTATACTTATGAAAAGTCCGGATTCTATACAGTAGCGTTGAACATAACGAACTCCGAAGGACTTAACTTAAATGCAACTAAAACCATAATTGTAAATACCGAGTCCAAAACTACATTAACTGATAGTATATATAATCTAATCAATTATTACATTCCTTCAGAAATCTCAGATGGTATGTCATCAGAAGAGAAAGCAATGTACATAACTAAATGGCAGTTATATATCCAACCGCTAGTAAATCATATTATCCCACTGGATAAATATAATGATGAGTTAATGTATGAAGCTCTAGAAAACCAATTAATTATGGAATTGGCAGCATGGGATTATCTCAATGTTAAGCTCCTTAATTTATTAACAAGTACAGGAGAATACCTAAGTCAACTTACTTCAACCAAAGAACAAGTTGGTGATGGTTCTTCTAAACCGGAACAAGCTCGAGGTGATAGAATCAAACAAATCACAACTGGGCCTACTGAAGTACAGTACTATGATACACTTGCCGATGCAACATCTTCCCTATGGAAAACATTTTCTCAAGCAATGCAACCTGGTGGTATCATAGACGAGTTAAGAAAAAACCTTTGTATGTTAGCTGGACGATTGGAAATCTACTTACCATTCTGTGACCAATCAAGTCATGTAGTAGTTCCAAGAGTAGTAGACAGAAGAAGACCTGGATTAATAGATGGGCCAAACCCCAGCTCTCCAGTAAAACGTAATGGTAGAACCTTAATTAGAAAACGATGACCAAGACTCCTCATAGATTGGTTAAGAACCGGTCTTGGGATAGATACAAGAAGATTATAAATGATTTCTTGGATATAGATGCTGGTAGGCAAACTATAACTTGGGCAAAGAATGTAAATCAACTCCTAAGTCATGGAGAAGATGAAATCCCTAAATATTATAATATACCAATCGAGGCATTATGTTATTACAATGCCTTCAGAAACTGGCCTATTAATAAGGCAACAGTAACTGGAGAACTCGATGATGAGAATTTATCAATACTGGTTACTAAATCATATATAGAACAACTGGGACATTTAACTCCAGAAGGCTATTGGGATTTTAACTGGTCTGAAGATAGGTTCGTAATTAATGGTATTACTTATAAACCTTCTGGAGATACACAAGTTGCTCAGGCCAAGGATGAAGCATTAGTCTTCATGGTTATCCTAAAAAGGGACCGAGATACCAAAATACAATTCGTAGAATAAAATTGAAAAGTATATGGCAAAGATGTTAATGTTACGATGGAAACCAATTAATACCGGAAACGGTATTTGGTTTGACAGTAACCTGATTGTCTTGAACGGTACATCTGGAGTACATATTGAAAGTAAGAAAAGTAATTTAGACGTTACTACATTTCAGTCTATGACTGGAGGTAAGTTCGTTACTTGCTTTCAAGATTACTTTGGAGAAGTTTGGGATAAGATAATACCTCATCCGGGTATTGGCCAGGTGATAAAATTCCGTATCAATCAACTTCCAGATTATGCAATAATCAGGGGTGATATTGAAGACGGGGGAGACCCAGACCCAGAACATCCAGATATTCCAATGAATGCCTTCTGTGGAAAAGAAGGAGAACCATTCAGAGATAAGAATTCTGACTTCTTCTGTGGTAAGCAAGTAATCAATCCTTAAAATAATAACAATATGTACGTAAGTAAGTATTACACAAATGAAGAAATTGACCAAAGACTTTTACAAGGTTATTTTGATGACTTCGTAAAGGCCGGGTTTGCTGGAACTATTAATAAGTTCTGGGCATTCGTTCTTTCTATTGCCAATAAGGTAGATAAGAGAGAAGGATACGACTTATCTAAAAATGACTTCACGGATAAACTCAAAGAGAAACTGGAAGGCATTGAAGAAAGAGCAAACTACATCACTAAGCTTTCTCAGTTGGAGAATGATACTAAGTTCCAAACTGAAGAACAGGTAAGACAAGCTATCAGTGATTTGATTGATGGTGCCGATGATGCACTTGATACATTAAAGGAATTGGCAGAAGCATTGGGAAATGACCCCAACTTTGCTACTACAATTACCAACAAATTAACGGATTTACGTAATGCACTGACAGATGAAGTTAACCGAGCTAAGGAGGAGGAAGGGAAACTGAGTACCCAAATTAGTGAGGTTAACTCTAATTTCATTAAGGCAGTGGATTTACTTAATGATAAAATCGACACTGCAGTTACTAACCTTATCAATAAGATAGATAAGCTGGAAGCTAAGGTTGATAAGAACACTGCCGACATTGCCGACTTGCGTAATGAAACTACTGGTTCATTGGCAGATGCCAAAGCTTATGCTAAGGACCTGGTAGATAAAGAGGCAGAGGCTCGTAAGGTCGGGGATGATAAACTGGTAGAAGATATGCACCAGATGACCACTCTCCATATTCAAGACAAGGCAGAACTTACTCAGAAGATTGCCGAAGAGGCTCAATTAAGAGAAAACCAAGATGCAAGAATCCGGGCAAGTCTTATTGAAGAAATCTCTACTCGTCAATCTGGTGATGCAGCTCTTGAAAGTAAACTTGCCGAAGAGGTTACCAATCGTAAGGCTGCAGATGAAACTTTGCAGAATGGTTTGACTAAAGAGGTTGCCGACAGAGCTAATGCCGATAACACTCTTCAGAATAATATAGACAAAGAAGCTCAAGCAAGAGAATCTGGAGACCAAGTTCTTAAAGGACAAATTGATTCAGAGGCAGCAACCCGTACTGCTCAGGACCAAATCCTTGACCAGAAGATAACTGCCCTAAGTGAAAAGACTGATGGTGATAAGTCCGATGTACTTGCTGCAATTGAAGCAGAGAAGGAAGCTCGTATTGCAGGAGACAATGCCCTTAAAGAAAGTAAGGTAGATAAGAGAGAAGGTTATGCCCTGTCTAAGAATGACTTTACCGATATCTTACTTCAGAAGTTGAATGGTATTGAGGAGCATGCCAATTATATTACTCAAGTATCACAATTAGTAAATGATGCTGGGTATCAAACGGAAGCCGATGTAGAGGCTGCAATCGAAAAGATTATCGGTTCTGCACCTGAAGTACTTGACACTCTGGAAGAGATTGCCAAAGCCCTGGGGGATGACCCTAATTTCGCTACAACTATCACTAAGAAGTTGGCAGCAATCACAGAGAAGGTAAATCAAGAAGTAGAGGACAGAACTGCTGCAGATGCTGCTCTCCAGGTAAATATTGATAAAGAAGTAGTTGAACGTAAAGAAGCTGATGCTGCTCTTAAGACAGAACTTAAGGAATATGTAGATGCTCAGACTTCTATCGGTGATACTGCCTTGAATGTAGTTAAGGATAACCTGGCTAAGGAAATCCAAGACCGTAAAGATGCTGATACTACCCTACAAGCTAATATCAATAAAGAGGCTACTGATAGAAAAGCGGCAGATGCAACACATACTGAGAATATCGCTACTCTTAATCAAAGAGTATCTGATTTGGCTTTGTCTATTCAAGATGCTATCAATACAGTTAAGAATGAACTTACTGCTCAAGTAAATGCCAATACTACAGCAATTGCTACTAATGCAGCTAACATTCAGAAGAACTCAGAAGCAATCACGGCTGTAACTAAAACTGTAGGTGATAACTACAAAGAGGTTAAAGATATGATTAATGAGGAAATTGTAGACCGTACTAACGGTGACAGTAACCTCAGTTCTCGTATTGATACTACCAATATTGCTCTGGGTACAGAACAAGCAGAACGGAAAGCTGCAGACCAAATCCTTCAAGTAAACCTTGATAAAGAAGTTGGAGACCGTAAATCGGCAGATGCTGCATTGGAAACCAAAATAGAGGGTCAGATATCGGGGCTTAACCAAACTATCTCTGGTGAAATTACTAGAGTAGAAGGAAAAGTAACCCAAGAAATTAAAGACCGGGAAGCTGCAAATAAAACTTTGAGCGACCGTATTAATTCATTGGAAACCGGTTCAAATGAAAAGGTAGATGAACTCAAAACAAAGGTAGAAGCTAATACTGCAGCTATCAATGTAGAAAAGGAAAGAGCTATTGCCAAAGAGGATGCAATCCAGGCAAACTTGAATACGGCTATCGCCAATCACAAAGATGAGGTAAATGCCTTAACTAAGAGTATCTCTGATGAGGCTAATGCTCGTATTTCAGGTGATGCAGCACTTCAGGTAAATATTGATAAAGAGGTAACAGACCGTAAAAATGCCGATACCCTTATTAATAATGCCTTAGCTCAGGAAGTTTCGGACCGTACTACTGCCATCCAGGGATTGGATTCTAAGAAGGTAGACAAGGTAGATGGTAAAGTACTTTCTTCAAATGACTTTACAGATCTCCTCTTGGTAAAACTGAACGGTATTCAAGAGAAAGCTAACTACATTACCAAAGTATCTGAGTTATTGAATGATTCAGGATTCCAGACTGCTGAACAAGTAGAAGCTGCAATTCAGAAAATCATTGGCTCAGCTCCAGAAGTACTTGATACTTTGAAGGAAATTGCAGATGCTTTGGGTAACGACCCAAACTTTGCAACTACCATGACTCAGAAACTTACGGAGTTAACTGCAAAGATTAAAACTGAAACTCAGAATCGGGTATCTGGTGATGAAGCTTTGGAAACTAAGCTTACAACTCTGGATACTAAGCTTACCAAGATAGTAGAGGATTTAAGAACCTACGTTACTGAAACTCGTACTGAATTGTTGGCAAGAGCAAATAACCAAGATGCTCTTATCAATCAGAACTCGTCAAATATCCAGAGAAACTTGGAATTAATCCAGGGTATTCAGAATAATATTTCTGGTTCTTACTTGGAAATTAAGGCTTTGCTTGAAACTGAGATAGCTACACGTAAGGCAGAGATTACTCGAGTAGAAGGTTTGATTACTGATACTAATCAGGCTCTTACTACTGAAACTGAAGAACGTAAAGCTGCAGATAAAGTTCTCCAGGATAATCTTGATGCCGAAGAAGCCGCAAGAATTGCTGCAGATAATGCACTGGGAGTTCGTATTGATACCGAGATTGCAGAAAGAAAAGCTGCTGATAAAGAACTTCAGGATAACCTGGATGCTGAAGAAGCAGCAAGAACTCAAGAAGATACTCGTCTGAATGCTCGTATCGATAAAGAAGTTACAGACCGTACCAATGCCGACAATGAATTAGGTACTCGTATCGATAACGAAGAAGATGCAAGGGAAGCTGCAGATACTACTTTGCAGGATAATATCGATGCTGAAGAGACTGCCCGTACTGAAGCCGATACTACTTTGCAGGATAATATCGATGCTACCAATGCTCATACTATCAATACTCACAGATTGGATTCAAATCCAGTATTGAATGGTACCGACATTAAGTTGGATGGCTATGAAAAGAATGCAGGTACTACTCCTACAGACTTGGATGTAAAGGTAACAGATACTGCTTCAGCCGCATTCGGTAAAGTACAGAAACGTATCGAAGTAGATAAGGCAGATGCCGATGATAAGATTACTAAGGTAAAAACTGCAGTGGGTCTTACAGAGGCCTTGGCATTGCCTTCTCTGGAAGATACTAATTACCTTTCAGAATCCTCAAACATTGTAGATGGCATGAAGGAATTGGATAAGCAAATTGCCGACGGTAGACATGATGAGGTTTGGGAAGTATTATATACTCAGTTTACCCAAATCTCTGGCTTTTCGGTAAGTCCTACAATTATTGAGAAAGGAGTTGATGCAGATATTACTATTCGTGGTAATAACCTATTCAACAGTAAACCGCTTGTTCCAGAAACTTTATCAGTTAAAAGAGGAACTACTGTTATAAACAGTACACCAATTGCTAGCTTAAATATTAAGGATATCCTTAATACTGAGGATGACCGTACTACTTATACTTTAAGTATTACAAGCAAGGGTGTAACTAAAACAGCAACTGCTAACGTAAATGCTTACTATCCTATGTACTTTGGACATTCTGCTAAGGCAGCATTAACCGGTGAAGATGTTTTGGGTCTTACCAAACAGGCAATAAAGAGTTCTCCTAACGGAACTTATAACATGACGGGAATTGCTGAAGGAGAATATGTATGGTTATGCGTACCTTCTAACTTCAGTATAACTAAGGTAACTTCTTCTGGATTTGGAGTTCCTATGGCTGCTGCAGCTACAGTAACTGTAGAAGGTAAAGGTTCATACAAATGCTACCGTACTGAAGGAGCTTTAAAAGCTGGTAATTTCAATTTTGTAATCGGATAAAAACTTATAACTATGGCAGAAATTCCTATATATGGTACTTTGGTAAATGCTACCACAGACCCTAAGATTGTAAATACTGACCAAGCTTGGGATAAAGAGCTTGGGAAGTATCAATCTGAAATCAATAAAGAAAGAGTTGAGGACAATGATTCTCTGAAAACTCAGCTGGACACATTGAGCTCAAAAGTAGATAAAGAGATAACCGATAGAGGTTCAGCTGATACTGCATTGGGTGCAAAGATTGATAAAGAAATCCAAGACAGAACCACAGCTGATACTGCATTGAAAACTGAACTAACTGATAGTATTCAGGAAGTTCGGGATGACCTTGATACTTTTAAGGCAACCAAGGGTCAGGCCAATGGTCTAGCTTCTTTGGGTTCAGACGGTAAGGTACCCGCAGCTCAATTACCTTCTTATGTAGATGACGTAATTGATGTATATGCAACCTACGATGTATCACCAACTAACCAGATATCTAATATCAAATTGTATTCTGATGCTGCTCATGCTAATCCAGTAACTGGAGAAGCTGGTAAATCTTACAATGATATAACTGAAGGACATCCAGGATATCAATTCCGTTGGTCAGGTACTACTTGGGTACCAATTACTTCTGGAGGTTTAATCATTGGTGAGATATCTGGTACTGCTTATGATGGAGCTAAAGGTAAAACTACCGCAGATGAACTACAGGGTCTTAAGAATTTTAATCCTGTACGATTAGTCAGTATTACTACTGATGCTTCTAAAGGTACCTTAAATTATGAATCCGCAAATAGTACTGGTGTTAAAGGCTTAGATATCCTTGCTGCTTCATCTACTAAGGCTGGTGTTATGACTGCAGCAGATAAGGTTAAACTTGACACTACATTACCGAATCAAATTGCTGCAGAAACGGATGCAAGGGAAGCTGCTATTGCTGGTGTTCAAGGAGAATTGGCTAATGATATAGCTCAGGAAGTAGTAGATAGAAACGAGGCTATTGCAACTGCTAAAGCTGAATTAACTACGGCTATCAATAAAGAAATATCCGATAGAAAGGCAGCCGATTCAGCTAATTTCAAAGAGCTAGAAGACGCAATGACTTTTGTTGTAGATAGTCTAGAAGGAAGAATCCAGGCTACTGATAATAACTTGGCTAAAGAAGTCCAGGATAGAAAAGGTGAGATTACCAGAGTAGAGAAGTTAATCTCCGATGAGGCTGCAACCAGAGCTCAAGCAGATACCAACGTAAATGCTAAAGTAGACTCTCATATTGGTAATAAAGCTAATCCACATGAAGTAACTAAAGCTCAGGTAGGTTTGGGTAATGTTAACAATACGTCAGATGCAGATAAACCAGTATCTACTGCTCAGGCAACTGCTATTGCAGATGCTAAGGTTGCAGGTACAAATGCACAAGCTAACTTAAATACCCATACTCAGAATAAATCTAATCCTCACAATGTAACCAGAGACCAGTTGGGGTTGGGTACTACTGCTGAGATTATCTTTAAGAAGGTATCTGCTCCTTCTGGTTTATGGAAAGAATCTGACGAAAGACTTAAGACTTTCATTAAACCATTGGAACATACTCTCGATGAAATCTGCTCTATACCTACGGATTCATTTATGATTCGTGGTAATCACGATATAGGTACAATTGCTCAGACAATCGAAAAATATTTCCCAGAATTAGTTTCTGAGAATACGGTTAAACCTGAAACAGTTCCTAATCCAGAAGCCTTCGAAAAGGTAGAAAAAGATGGAGAAACCTATATCCTGGTTAAAGAGGTAGATTATTCTAAGATGTCAGTATTGGCAATCGAAGGTATCAAACTTCTGAAAGCCGAGATTGATGAGTTAAGAGAAAAACTTTTGTTCACAAACTTAGATTAATATGGGTGAGATAGCAACATGGAGTGCTGTCAAAACTAAAGTAGGCCTTGGTAAGGATTCAAACGAATGCCCTACCAAGGCTGAATTGTTGGCACTCTCTCCTACAGGAACAGGAGAAAATTACGTTGGCTTGGAAATATCCAATGCCAGTTCCTATGGAAATAATGAAACTGTACAGCTAAGCGATATTCATAAGGTAACCTATAAATATACTTTTAGTCAAGCTATATCTACTTTATCTTTTACAGCTTTAGGCGGTCAATCTACAAATGGTGGTAGTATATTTAATGTAATATCAACTAAAAGGAAATACTTAGATGGGGTAGCTACAGGTTCTGATATAGAAGTAGCCTATTCAAGTGAGGATTTACCAGATTGGATTATATTTCAGGATAATGTGTTTAAAGCTTTAGAAAATACAGCCCTTAGTAGTAGAAACTATACTAGACTAAGTACTCAATCAGAATCTGGTAAAACTCTTTCCGGAAGTTTTACTCAAGCTGCAGCAACCCAATCTTGGGAATATACCCTATCTCATGGAGTATGGAATGAGACTGATGATCTCTATACGGCTATTGCTGGAGAGTATAGGACTTATTTAATGGACGAGAGGTCTTATAAACAAGAGAAACGAAACGGTAAAAACTATGGACCTCAAATCCCAGTACCAGTTACAGTATCTTCGGATTCTACTTGGCTTACTTTAAATCCTACTACGTTTGATGATATTAAAGCAGAGACTTTAATCCAAACCTTCCAGGAAAACAAAACTCTGTCAAGGAGGTATGCTACCATTACCTTTACTCAAGCCGAGTCTGGTAAAAAATTCACTGCTAAAAGGTATCAGGCAGCAGGCGTAAAAACCTATGGGAATATTACCATAACTCCTACTGGAGATGTACCAGATATACCTGCATCGGGTGGAGCATCTCATACTTTCCCCTACACTTGGACTCAGCCTTGGGGATGGAATGGTAAAACCAATGATGGAGGTACTTTAACTACCGGAGGTACAGAAACTTGGAATGCTTCGGTATCGGGCTCTAATCTTGGTACTACTGCAAAGGCTAGAACTAAACTTGGTGTTAGAACAGTAACTGTTACTTGTAATGGTAAATCTGGTACGGCTACTAAAGATGTATATCAAGCAGAAAATAAGATAACCAATGTAACTCAGGGTGCGTGGGTAGTTTCCATTTCTGCAAATCCTAGTACACTTACGGAAATGGGAGGTACATCACAAATCTCTGCAAGTGCAAGGGCAAGCAGAACTAATCATTGGTCTTCAGGTGCAACCAATGCAGCTTCCGATGCTACCGGTACTCCTACACTTAGTATACCTACTGCAGTAACCGGATTTAGTTTATCTGGTACTACTTTGACGGTAGCAGAAAATAAAACTGCAAATCAAAGAAGTGTAGTAGTAAGGGCAACTATGGATACCGTCTATAAAGAAGTTACGGTAACTCAAAGTGCATATCTAGTAGAATGGAGATATACATTAACTACTTCTACTCCAACGTTAAACTTTGATGCCTTAGGTACAACCAAATCTGGGACAATTAGTAGTTATCGTGGAAAATATATTAATGGTTCTTTAGTAGAAGGTTCACCTGAAGGTGTTAATATCCAAGTTAAATCTACTTCTGCTGAAATACAAAGTGCTACTGCTGCTGTGGCTATTACCCTGAAAGAGAATACTACAACTCAAGCAAGAACTGGTACTGTAGTATATGAGCAGGTGGGTTCAGGCAAAACCGTAACCATTACTTGTAGTCAGGCCGCAGGTACAGTAGCCATTAGAGAAGAGTTGGTTATTAAGGAGAGTTTCCCTACAGCTCCAAATATTGGAGGAACTGTTAAAGCTTTAGTAAGGTCTGGTTATTGGGACGTGGTAAATGGTAAAGATACAATTTGGCATGATGATACTCCTACTGTAAAAACTAAACCTAGTTTTGTAAGTAGTACTAGTGTAACTTATGAACTTGGTGTGGGATATCGTATAAGTGCTACTATGCCAGAGAATACTTCTGAATCTCAACTTAGTGGTAGTTTAAACTTAGAGTACGGTAGTAAAACTCTAAGTTTAGGTGTAAAACAAGCAGGTGCTAGTGTTGCTTGGAATTATACCTTTAATATATTTCAGCCTTCATCCAAGGTACTGAATGTACCAGCTAAGATGATAGACCCCGATACTATTGTAGTTAATTCTTACAGAACGAAGGTAGTCAATGGTACACAAACTTCAACTAAAGAATTTGTAGAAGTAACCATTGACCCAATCGAAGAATCCTGGTTAGAAGTTACCAAAAACAGTAATGACCAGACTCAAGCTGAGTTATTCGTAACTTGCTTAGAGAATAAAGTATCTTCAATTAGAAGTGCTACTGTAACAATTAGACAAGTAGGTACAAGTAATCTTGACCAAGTAGATATCAACCAATCAGCTGCAACTGTATCCTATAATTATTATATTGGTTTTAATAGTAATCCCGATGTAGGGGGATATGCCCTGAATTGGGAATGTACTCAGTTTGGTTCTAGTCATGGTCAATCTATAGATTTAAAATGTTGGAGAAAACTAGTAATTAATGGTATAGAATCTGATACTGAGGAAGCTGCAGAATACGAAGTTATTTTTAGTGGAGTTGGTATAGATTCCTTTACAGTTACAAATACACCGTTATCATATGACCCAACTATAACTACCGTAAGGGCATATCCTAAGTCTATCAATGGTTCGGTATTCGATTTAAAGGGTACAGTACAATATAGGATAGCCGATTACCCAAGTAAATCTGCTTATCTGTACCTTACTCATAAACCAGTAGCAACTGTAAAGAGGTGGACCTTCCAATGGTATGACCAAGTTGAAAGTGTAACTATAAAGAATGTAAGTCATGATTCTAGTGCAGGTAGCATTTCTCCTATAACCATAATTTCTAAATGTGAGTACTTACTTGCTAGCAATCAATCCCAGGTTGCCTATACAGAGTATATAAAACCTAATGAAGACGAAGATACTGCAACTCCAGTAAGTTGGGGTAGGTTAGTAGAAAATGGTCAAACTGCCCAAAACCATTATGACTACGCTTATTTGGTAGATGAGAATAAGGAAGATTATGATAGGGAGGCTACCAGGACCTTTACTCAACCGGGTAATCCATCAAATAAAAGGTTATACCTATACGTAACTCAGACTAAACCCGTAACTATTAAACAAGAGTTTCATGCAGAGTTGGGTAACTATTACTCTTACGGTGATAGTAATCAAATCCCCCTTATTTACCAATGGTATAGCCCAGATTCTTCAGATCCTACTGACATAGGGGATATGACTCCTGGAGGATATACCGGAGTTTGGTGTAACTTACCTGCTACTGGAGTAATAAATTGCATGATTACTGGAAAGCCTCAAACTGGTAAACCTATGAAAGCTAGACTAAGTAATCTTCAAGCAAGAACCATTGAGGATTTTGATAGTAGTAGTTCCACAGAAATCAATAAGGGTTTGTCAGTAGGTTATTCTCAACAGGATTATCAAATAGGTATTGAATATTCTCCCGGTATGAACAATTATTTTTTGATAACTCCTTCAATACTTTCAGAAGCTGGAGCTTATGGTGGAGGTATAAGGTTAGAAGTAAGCTTAAGAAGTTCTTATTCTAGTAATGGAACTACAATTGCAACAGTTACACTTACTCCAAAAAATTCTGACCATCCGACTATCTACTTTGAAGTAATCTACGGGTAAGTCTCTGTATTAGTAATAATACGATACTATAGCATTATTAATGTATATGGCCATATACGAATAACTTTAAAAATCAAATTTATGTTTAATAACTTAAAACTCAAAAATTATGGGAGTAGAAGTTAAATCTGGTGGTGAGGGCGTAATCGTCGCTGACCGCGGTTGTAATGATGGTTGCTGTTGTGACCTCAAGAATGGCCAACAGGAAATCAAGTGTCTTATCGAGAACACTGCTAAAGACTAGGAAATTGCCCGTCTCAACCGAGTAGTAGATGCTCAGAGAGACCAGAACATTATCCAGTCAGTAGTTGCAGCTCTTAAGACTACATCCACAACCCCGGCTTAATAATGACCGTCGTCATTACGTAAGCCAGATTAGGAAGGAGTGCATCTTACATAGGTGTACTCCTTTTTTCGTTTATACCCACCTAAAGATAAAACGATATGGAAAGTGAAGAGATTAAGAAAGAACCAACCAATGGAAATCAACTAAAAGATTTTACTATTCAACTTACATTGCCTGCTCCCAATGCAGAGATAGCAAAGGAAGTAGCAAATAAAGCACAGTCACTCATTGACCAATTTGGATACTATCAATTCTTAAACCTGGTAGACTTTATGCAAAGGAATCCAGGTGCAGTATCATTTGGTTTAAACTTAATTAATAAAAGATGAACATGGAAGATTTGATTTTTTCTAAATTGCAGAAAGGTGATACCCTATACACCTTAGAGAGAGACAGACGTTCTGGGTATCCAATCTTTGATACCGCTAAAGTATTAAAAGTTGGTGAAAGTAAACCAAGAGCCACTGGTCCAGATGGAAGCTTTGCTGCAAATACAGAAATCTCTATTCAAGATTCTGTATCAGCTGTTACAATATACCTTCCTACCGATGGTGTAGAGGGTATTCATAATAATGTTTATTATACTACTGACTTACGCAATATCGTAAACGAAGTAAATATCCAAAGAACTAATGCTGTAAATATTCTCAACAATCGAGATAAATATGAGGCAATAGTTACTGAATGCGATAATATTTTTCATACTATCGATGGTATGTTAACTCCTCAACAACAACCAGCTCAGGCTTATAAGCAAGAAGAGTTCGAGGCTTTTAAAACTGAGGTAGCAGAGAAGTTATCCATGCAACAAGATATTCTTATGAAGATTGCCAGTGAGTTGGGATTAAATAAGAATAAAGATGCCAAGCAAAAAGGTTAACATAAACCTCTCGAATAATCTATGTGATATTCAGATTTATGTAGACCCAGTTAAACAACGTCAGGCTGAGAGGTTGATTGCCAAGACTCCAAGTATTATGAAACTCGGGTACGAGTTAGGTACTAGGAAGTTTGGTAATCAACTTCTTCGTATAGTAAGACGTAGTTTAAATAATGGTCTACCTCCACCTGGTTCCAAAGTTTCTTGGCCTCCTCATGCTACTGCTACTCTTAAGAAGTATGGAGCACATACATTATTAAACCTTACTGGTCAATATGCAAGGTCAGTTACAATGGTAACTCAGAAAGATAGAACCTTTGTTGGTCTTCCTCCAGGATTAAGGAAGATAACATACTCTGGTAGAACTTCTCGAAAAACACTTAATCAAATTGCTATCATGTTGGAATATGGTAGTAGAGATGGTAATCTTCCACCACGTCCTTTATGGCAACCAGCTTTCGAAGCTGCAGGTGGAAACAAGGTTTTAGAGAAAGAGATACGAAATCAATTAAGAAAAGAACTCAGAAAATATACAAAGTAATGGCAGATTTTGAAGCAGATAAAACATCTGGTACTGGTCCTGCACTTGTAATGGTACATCCGTTAAAAGTGAATGATACAGAAGCAGATAAGAAAGCCATCCTTACCATTACAGTTAATGGAGTACCTAAGACTGTAAATCTTATTCAAAAGAAAGGCAGCCTTAACTACGAATACAAGTTAGAAGTAGATAAGGAAGCCATAAACATATTGGGTAAGGGTGGCTCTGATACTTTGGCAATCACTTCTCAACGTAGAGAAATGATTAATGGTACACCCCAAGGAGATTGGGAAAATGTAGAGGTTACGGCAGAATTCCTAGAAGAACCACCATTTACTGCTGGACTAAGATTTACAGATAATGAAGAAAAGACTCTAGAGGTATCCATTACTTCTAAGAATACTACTGAACAACTTCTTAGTGGAACTCTAACTATCAAGCAAGTGGGTGGTTTAACTAAAACTGTAACGGTAACTCAGACAGCTGGAGAAATATCTTATAGATATCATGTAGACCCTCCCAATATTAATCTGAGTGTACCTAAAGACCAAGGTTCTAATGCTTGGGAAGGTTCAGCAGGTTTTACCATGACTGGTTATAGAGCTAAGCTAATCGAAGGAACCCAAGTTTCAGAGGAGCTTATGGGATTTAAAATACCTTCAATTGGTGAAACTAAAAGTTCAAACAATGGTGGTAGTGGTATTAATACCTATACATGGTTTAGTAACTATGGTAGTATAGCTAATACTTACCAGGGTAGTTTTAGTGCTACCTGTCATATGAGGAAAGATGCAGGTATCTTTTTCAATGTTACATCCATAAATTGGGAATGCGTATTTAGTGATGGTGGTACTTATGCTATGAATACCATGCTAATGATTCAACTTATATAATATGGTAAATACAGAAGAAATCGTAGAAAGAACCTTTTATATTTGCCTATTACAAACAGCACTTAAGAAAGGTTTAACTCTTAACCCCGAAGATTACTTACCTTTATCACAGGAGAATGAAAAGAGATTCCAGGCAGATAAAGATGCTATGCCTAAATTCATTCCTATATTTGGTATAGGTAATAATCAGGTTAAGGGTGCAAAGACATGCCCTAGAATTACCATTGAACTGCAAGGATTCTATAATGGTGATATAGGTGTTAACAAATATATCATTGGTGATAAGCTAGAAGGTGGGAATTACCAAGCATCTGAATTCTCCTATGAAACAAAGGATATAACTCTAGATATTCACCTGGTATCTAATACTCAAGCCGATATGAGGTTACTTCATAGTATTATGTATGAAGCATTACCTTCTCGAGGATACGTAAGACCTTATTATAATAACTTAGAAGAATGGGAAGATGGTCGGGTAGCACCAACAGGAAACTTATTTATAGAGATAGGTAATTACTATGACCACCCAGATGAGAGTCATGGTCTACTTGAAAAAGTATATCAGTACACTTGTAAGGATGGGATTTTACCCGAGAAGCTTGCTGAAGAAGGTGAACTTGTACCAATTCAAGACATCTCAGTATTGATTGGACTAACCGAAAAGCAAGAATCAGATTTACTTAACCTTAACGTAAAATAGCTCAATACTAGAGGGTATTAAATAAATGAGTAATTAACTTAATTAGTATAAATATGCCTAATTCACCATCTGTAAATTTCGAGTTTAAGAACGAAAATGTTCTTCAAACTACTCCTATGTTAGGAGTTTCATGTGTATTGGCTAGAACTACTAAAGGTCCTTATGATGACCCGTCAGAACTCATCCAATCTTTCTCTCAATTCCAAAGAGTCTTTGGTTCTGAGATAGTACCAGATGGTTCTGTATCAAACATTGAAAAGGCTTTCAATGGTGGTTCTAAGCTTCGTGTTATTCGTGTACTTGGTAAGGGTGCAACTAAAGGTGTAGTATCTGCTGCAACAAGAGCTAAAGCTGCATCTGCTCCTAAAGCTGCTGAAGACGGTTCTCCGGTAGTAGCATCTGCAACTCCAGAGGACCCAACTGCTTCTACCCTTTTCAAGTTTACCTCTGGTTCAGTTGCTGTTGGCTTTGGTTTGGTAACTAAAGGATATGGAGACCCAGTTGGTAGTGCTGAAACTTTCTCTGTGAATATTTACAAACAGGCTAACACGGTTTACTATCAAGTAATTAGTGCTAATGGCCAGGTACTTGAACAAGGTCCAGTAGTAACCTACAAAACTGCAGATGATAACAATGATACTTCTGTAGATTACCTTGCTCTGAGTGCATTTGCAAAGAACTCAGAATATATCGTTCCGGTATTAACTGAAAAGACAGAGAACATCAAATCTTGGAACAACTTCATCAAATGGTTAACTGATGATGTAGATGGGACAAGAAACCTAATTGATATTAAACTCAATGGTGCTGCTATCACTGCCGATGGAGTAAAATTGAATGGTACAATTGGTAGTGCCGGTAGTACTCCTACGGCAGACGAATGGATTGCTTCTCTGGAATTCGTTAAGGATTATGTAGATGTATATCAAATCTTCTGTTCACACATTGACCAACATCTTGAAGCATCCGCTGATGTACTTAAAGTACACAAGGCTGCAGTAGATATGGTTAAAGAACTGCAAGAATATACCTACTACATTGAAGTACCAAAATATACTACTCACTATACTCAGGGTGACCAACCAAGAGACTTGAAATCAATCATCACTTGGATTCAGACTTGCCTTAGTACTGTAGGTAACAGTAAGTATGTTGCTTACTTTGGTGGTGGTATTAAATACTATAATGCCGAAGGTAACTTGGTAGATTCAGATGTTCTTGGTACCATTGCAGGATTAGGAGATGCTTCTGCTTCTCAGTTTGGACCTTGGAAATCATTTGCTGGTATGAATCGGGGCATTATCTATGATGGTAATGGTCCAGTATGCCCAAATTATGGTTCTCCTTCAAGAACTAAGGAACTCAATGAGTTAGCACAGAATTATGCAAATATAATCTGTATCAAAGATGTTCCTAACCAAGGTAAACAAACTTTGCTGTGGCATTGTTTTTCTTCTCAGGTAAAACAGGATTCAGAAAGATTCCTTGCAATTGTAAGATTGAATCTGTATCTCAAAAAGAATCTTAGACCTATTCTAGAAAAGTATTTGGAAGAACCAAATATCTGGAACACTTGGAATAAGATTTATCTAGAAGTTAAACCAATGCTGGATAACTTGGTAGATGAAGATGCCATGTCTGAATACACCTGGATGGGTGACCAAGACGCTAACTCGTACAATGACTTATCGGTTAACAATGAAGCCGATGTTCGTCAAGGTAAATACAAAGCAATCCTGAAATTCAAGGATATCGTTCCGATGCAAGAAATCACTATGGGCATCTATATTGACCAGGCATCCAAGTCCGTATCTGTTCAGGACGTTAACGAATAAAATTAAGAAAACATGGGAGCAAAAGTAAAGAATCCAAGAAAGAAATTCCTTTGGAGTATCACATTCCCTAAGCACCCAATCAATACTTATCTGTTCCAAACTTGTACTTTGCCAGATGTAGAGATTGACCAGGTTGCTCATGGAGACGTTAACCGGGACGTTAAAACTGCCGGTAGAGTTACTGTAGGTAACTTAGTAGTAGGTAAACTTTTAACTACTGCAGGTTCAGATACATGGCTTCATGATTGGCTTTATTCATGCCAAGATATGATTGCTGGTGGAGGTTTGGTACCAAGCCAATACTGGGAAAATGTAATCGTAAATGAACTTGCTGAAGATGGAGTTTCCGTACTTAACACCCACCTCTTCGAAGAGGTATGGCCATGTAAGATTACAGGATTAGACCTGGACAGAATGGCTTCAGAAAACACTATCGAAAGTATCGAATTCTCAGTAGGTACTGTAGATAAGTATTAAAAACGCTTAGTCTATTTTCACTAAGATTTTTAGGTGGGAGGGGTGGGATTCCTAGAAAGGGCTCACCCCTTTCTTGTTGTTACAGCGAACACTATGAACTAAAGTATAACCAAATAACTTATTTAAACATGGAATTAAATTGTAGAACACATGAGTTTATAACCCCATCAGGTTATAAATTCTCAATCAGGGAACAGAATGGTGCAGATGAGGATATCTTATCTAATCCTATGGATGTAAGAAACCTTATGAACCTTACTAAGTTCATTCAGGCAATTGTAGTTGATACCGACTTTACTCCTAATCGTAGATTAACGGTAGAGGATGCAGACCGTATCCCTTTGAATGACAGATACTGTATCTTATTCCAATCAAGAATCTTCTCACTTGGTGATGAAGTAGAATTTGAATATGATTGGGGCCAAGAAGGCGGAGTACAAACTTACGGTCAATCCTTAAGCGAGATGTTATTCGATAACTATGGAGAATTTCCTACAGAAAAGGAATTGGCCGAAAAACCAAACGCTATCCCTTATTATCCAGAACAAGGTAAGCTTACCGATTACGAAGTAACTCTATCTTCAGGTAAGGTAGTTAAATTTGATTTGCTTACTGGTGCAGGAGAAAGAATGTTGGTTACTTTACCAATAGAAAAACAAACTCGTAATGCAGCATTGATTGCAAGGAACTTACATCTTCAGATTGATGGTAAATGGGAAAAGGTAGAAAGCTTCCATTTATTCTCAGTAAGAGACATTGCAGAGATTCGTAAAACAATATTTGAATATGACCCAGTCTTCGATGGTAACACCGATGTAGAACATCCAAGTATACCTGGAAGAATTGATAAATATCCTATAATGCTTTCACCGACTTTTTTCTACCTGACGGAAGCGTAGACCACCCAGGTACATTCACTTATATATGTAGAGCTGAGGTAGCCATTGACTATCTCAGCTTTTTGCGTCTTCCGTATCGAGAAAGGAAAAGATTTAAGGATATAGCCGATGAGTATTATGAAAACTTAAAAAAGAAAACTAGAAAATGATAGACAGAAGAAGCTTAGTCGAGGTCGGTGTTGCAATGGTATTAAGAGACCGATTCTCTAATGAGGCTGGCAGAATATCGAACTCATTTAGAACAATGATGAACGATATGAATACCTGGAATCGAGGTATTCAAATGTCAACTTCTAATGCTTTTGAGTTTGGAAAAGAATTGGTTGGAGGTATGGCAAGGGCCTACCAATATTCTGCAGGAGTATACGACCAAGTATTCTTAGCTTCTAAAATGTCTGGAGCCAATGCTGCTCAACAGGCAAGGCTAATGCAAGTAGCCAAAGAAGTCAATGAGGTAACTCCTCTTACTGCTGCAGATATTGCATCAGGCGAAAGGTACTTGGCAATGGCTGGTAACAATGTAGAGCAAATCGAAAGAATGATTGGCCCTGCAGCTAAGCTAGCTTCTATCTTCAGTATGCCTCTTGGTCAGAAAGGTGGAGTTGCTGACTTGGTGACTAACATCATGCAGACCTTTAATATACCTTCACAGAATGCTACTCAGGTAGTAGACCAATTGGCAACTGCAGTAACCTCTGCAAATATTTCTCTAACAGACCTTGCCCAATCTTTCCAATATTCAGGAGCAGAATTTAGAAATGCCAAAATCAGTATGGGTGATGCAGCTGCAGCCATTGGAGTACTTGGTAATCAAGGTATCCAAGCTTCATCAGCTGGTACTGCATTAGCAAACATGATGCGCTATTTAACACTTTCCGTAACCGGGCAGAAAAAGGGAGGTGGTGAGATGCTAAAATCTTTAGGCATTGACCCAAAAACTCTAGTAGATGCCTCTGGTAATCTTTTGAGATTAGATAAGATTATATCTATATTGGGAGATAAACTTAGAGGTAAACGAGGAATAGATATCTCCTCTGCTCTGTTTAATATCTTTGGAGTTCGTGGTACAAGAGCTGCCTCAGCTTTACTTCAGGATTACTGGACTGGAGCTAATAAGCTTACTGAACTTATGGATAAGGTTGCAGGTGCAAGTGGTACAGTAGAAAATTTAACTCAAGAAAGATTACAAACTCCTGCAGGTATTATCGAACAGTTTAAATCAAACTGGGAGAACTTTATTGTAACTGCAGGTTCTACACTTGCCGAAGTTTTTAGCCCAGTACTTAAATTAGGTTCTGGTATCCTAAAGATTATTAACAGTATGCAAGAAACTTGGGCAGGTAAATTCTTGGTAAAGGTAGTTGCAACTGGTGCAGTAGTAGGTACTCTATATCAAGGATTTAAGTTTATTCAGGGTACTATCAAGATGATTAGTACCTTCCAGGCTTTAGCTACTTCAGAAACTAATGGTATGGCAGAAGGTATGGTAAGAACTAATGTTCAAGCTTCAATCCTTGAAGGTCACCTGAGAAATATCTCAGCAATGATGATGAGAATGACTGCTATGCAAATGGCTCCAGGTAAATTCTTTGCATTACCAATGGGAGGTACCATAGGTAAAACCCGAAAAGGTACTGTAGTAGCAAGAGATGCAAGAGGAAGATTTACTTCAATGAGTACTCTTGCAGGAGCAGGGGTTGGAGCAGCAGTAGGTTCTACTGTAACTAAAACTGCAGGCCAACAGATTGCTAAGAAAGGTGCTATGGGATTTGGTGCTAGATTACTTGGTGGTAGACTTTTAGGATTCTTAGGTGGGCCTTGGGGACTACTAGCTTCTATAGCTATTCCTGCATTAATCGAAGTAATCGGTGGTCTTACAAATTCTGTGGATAAGAATACTGCGGCTTTAACCTCTGAAGAAACTAAAGCTTCCATTCAGGATAGAAATCAACAAGCTTTTGTTGATGCCGTTAGGAGTGCAATCAGAGATGGATTTAAGGATTCAAGAATTAATATATCAGTAGATGGAAATGAAGCTGGAGACTTTGCTCCTGGTGGCCAACAAGATTTTACTGGTATATCATTGGGATTAAACTAAACAATCATGGCAAGAATATTAAATCGGATAGCAGGTGGGGTTGTTGAAAAATACAATGACCTTACCAGAGATTCTGCAGGAGTTCTTACTGGCCCTTTAAATAAACTTTGGAGGGCCAGAATCTATCTCAATAGGGCAACTTCAACCTTGCCTAAAGATACTGCAGATAAGGGTAAAGTATATGACCCAAATAACCCATTCGGACCCAGAGCTAATTCAAAGAATCCTAAGTTAAATCAAAGGATTCAGGCTCAATATCGAATGGAATTAAAACATCAAATAGAAGGTGGAGTTCCATTTGGATACGAAGAAATGGACCCGGCTAAAGGCCAGAATGTTACGAAGAATAAAGAACTCTTCTTGGTAATGCCAGAAGTAAGAAACATGAATCAGGTAGTGATTTATAATCTTACAGCTAGCCCCTATCAATATATCACTCTTCAGAACAGACCACCTTCAATTGATTTCCGAGGAGAAACTACTTGGGCAACGATTAAATCAATGGGACGTAATACTCCCATGTACCATTATACTGGTAGTGAAGATATAATTCAATTCAATGTATCTTGGTTCTGTAATGACCCAGATAATCCAAAAGAGGTAATTACTAAATGCCGATTATTGGAAATGTGGACTAAGGCAAACTCTTATCAAGCAAGCCCTCCGATTTTAAAAATCGAGTGGGGTAGTTCTGGTATATTCGATAATCATCAGTACATTCTTACATCTGCAACCTATACCCTGAATAATTTCAGAAATGCTTCAAGGACTCGAGTAGCAGGTAAGTCATGTACAATTGAGGATTTAAAGTTATTGCCTGCAGCTGCAACTCAGGAATTAATCTTCAAAAGAGTAAGTGCTTATAACTTATCTTATCAGGATATTGTAACTGAAGAAGACTTAAAGAATACGAAAGGGATACAGATATGATAGACTTAAATCAATACATGACAGGAGCAAGTCCTTATGATGGAGCTATTGCTCTTAAGTATGATGAAGGAGATTATTCTTTAGAGGTAACTCCTCCTAATGTTCCTTATACAGATAACGATAAACAACATACTGTATTAGATGGAGAAACCCTACAGAGTATTGCTCATCGTTATTATGGTGATTCTGGTAAGTGGTACCTGATTGCTGAAGCTAATAATATCTTGAACTCTTTTCAAGAATTAGAACCTTATCAAATTTTAAGAATACCTATGTATGGCGGCAACTAGAAAACCTAACCAACCAATACTTTATAATGGAACAGCAACACCTTACATGGCTCTGTTCAATTCTGGAGGTATGCCTATAATGAATCCCATTACTGGCATACCTCTTGGCGCTTATATAAGTAATTGGAGCTACAAGTATGATGAGGAGAAAGAGAACTTAGCTACCATTACATTTGATACTGGAGACCCAGATACTGTAGATATCGAAGATCTCCAGGAAAGCTCAATTATTTACCTTCAGTGGGGATACATATATCCAGATGGTCAATTTATCTCTAGCCCAGTACGAAGTATCAAGGTTAGAGATTTGGATTGTGTATTCGATTCTACTGGTACTCATGTGACGATTAAGTGTATAGATACAGTTGGAGATTTAAGATTCCAACCACCTTATACTCATTCGGATTTATCAGAACACAGTTTATCCAACTTCTTGGATAATGGTTGTAATGATGATATAGGCGTAATCATAGAAATATTTCAGTAATGGCTAAACAAATAATAAGTAATAAAGTTTACGAGTCACTACAGGTCCCGACAGAACAAAGTCGAACTACTACTGGAAAGATACTTTACGCTAACCGGTTTAGTGGAGTAGCTCAAGTAGCTATGCCCAGTGATTTAAAGTCCTTGATAGATAGTGACTTGGGATTAATAGGAAATAACATCTTAGTTCAATTAGAACAAAAGATGAAAGGGTATGCAAATGGTCCTTGGTATATTGATTCCCGGGATGGTGTAATATACATACACAACCGTAAGTTTCAAGAAGAACCAGAATACAATTATATTTACCAATCAGAAAATGGAGAAGTACTTAGAGTATCATTCGCTACTCAGAAAGTAACCAAAAGGGTAAAGGCTCAATTAACTCAAGCCTTAGACCCAGAAGATAAAGGTTTAATTGTAGGTTCAACAGATATCACAGAACCTGAAAAAGAGAAAGAGGAAGTAACTTTACTCAAACCATTTGTAGCTCAAGTAGATAATACAATGGTAGTAAATTATGGTAGTGTACCTTACGAAGATTATCGTAGTCATCCTACTACTAATATTGCTGCCGAGATGGAAGCTGAACAAAGGTATGGAGCTAAAGCTCAAAAGTATAATTCTGCAATGAAAGAGTATGGTTCTCAGAAACCCCATGTTGCTTACAATGCAGGTAAACAAGAGGCTTTAGATAATCTGAGTACTGAGCAATATCGAGAAGCAATTAATACTGCTGTAAACAATTTACCGAACGATAAGAAAAGGGTTATTCAGCAAATCTTGAAGAACTCTAAGAACGGTAAAGAGTTAGAAAGTAATCTTAGGCAATTACTAGAAAACGAAAGATACCTATTTACTGGAGAATATAAAATGGAATACCTTGCAGAAGAATGGGTAGACCCAAGAGAATATGACCCAGAAGGTGGAACTATAACTCACATGGTGAATATCAGAACTTTTTCAAGTAATCCTTATGAAAAACAAATGATAGATAACCAATCTCAGAGAGGTATATCTGCAATGGAAAAGAATCCATATATTACTGTATACCCTGATACCTATAAAGTAGAGTATTCTGGAGATGGAGTTACTACACCCACTATGACTCGAAAGGTTAAAGCTAAAGTTAAGATACGAAGAATGAAGAAGGTACCATTCTTAGTACCAATCTATAAGTTATATCATAATCTCTTTAGTAGATACGGCGGAGCAGATAAGGTTACTTGGGCAATGAATGCTAATGCCAATGGAGGTCTTAAGATATCCGAAAGAAAGTTGGTATGCCAAATGACTGTAGTAGGTAGACCTTCATTACAATCTTCTCAGATAATATCTTTAGAGAATGTAGGAAAAAGGTGGTCAGGCTTTTGGTATATCAAGTCAGTACAACATTCAATGGATGCAGGTCAAGGTTATCTCTGTACATTAGACTTGGTTAAGAATAATGCAAGGGATGGACAGACTACATCTAAGACCCAACTTAGTACTCAGGACATTGTAAGTAATGATGCTAAGGATTCTGCTAAAACTGACTTTGGTAAGAACAAGAAGAATACTGCTAATGCTTCCGATATTGTACATGACTTTACCTACAATGAAGTAGTATACTTCGTAGAAAGATACATGGATGATAAGGGTAGAATTATCGATAAGAAAGGTGCAGGAGAGTTCTTACAGAATAAGTTCTATTATGATGAGATAAATGCTAAAGACCCTCAGGCTCTTGCTGCAGGTACAGTTCGTACAGAAGGTACAGTAGTAACTTCAAATGGTACAGCAATCTATGGTAAGACCAATGTGGTAAAGGCAGACCAATCGAAGGTTACTCCTTCTATGAAAGAAAGGTATAACTTTGATGAGTTTAATTGGGCAATGAAAGCTTATGAACGATATAAATCCAACAAGAAATAATGTACTCAACAGCTAAACTATTAACAGAAGAGGGTATCGAAGGTTTAGGTAGATACTACTCTGTCTACCGTGGCATAGTGGTAGATAATAATGATACGGAGAAACATATGAACCGTATCAAGGTATGCTGTCCAGAAGTCATGGGTGGAATTATTACATGGGCCTATGCAAAAGGCCAACATGGTTCTATCAACAATGGGTTCAAGTACTTAGCTCCTAAGGTTGGAGATATAGTATTTGTTACTTTTGAATTTGGAGACCCAACTAAACCCCTATGGGAATATCATGGTTGGGGACTACAACAAATACCAGACCCTTTGGATGGTCCTAATAAAATGGGTATTATAACTCCAGAAGGAAATGTAATGGTACTTGATGATGATAATGGAAAGCTAACTGTTTATATAAATGGAGATGTAGGCATTGCTGCTAAGGGAAACATTTCTATTCAAGCACAAGGAGATGTAAGTGTAGGTTCTGGTGATACAGTAATCTTAAATAAGGGAGAGAATCAAGGAGTAGTTAATATCAAAGAACTAACCGAGAAACTCAATAATACCATTAAAGAACTGGAAACTCTAAGAACTTTATTCAATTCTCACGTACACTCGGGTGTAACTACTGGACCTGGTTCTTCAGGTCCTACCGTAACTCAAGCAAGTCAACCGTTCTCTACTTTCAAACAAGAAGATTATGAGGACATTAAATGTATACACTAATGGATAACTATCTTACTAACATTGTTGGAAAGGGTATGATATTCCCTATTCAACTTACAAGAAACGAAAAGGGTGAAACAGGTTGGTATCCTGTTAATGGTGATATGGCTTTGGTAAGAAATAATATAAGCTCTATAATGTATTATTTAATAGGACAACGATTTCGACAGGAAAACTTTGGGAATCGCCTATGGGAATGTATAGAAGAGCCAAATACACAAGCCCTAAGTTTTATTATTAAAGAGTTTATTAAAAGCTCAATTGGTGCATGGGAACAAAGGATTACCTTTAAGGGTATCACCGTTTCTAGACAAGGTGTTAAAATAAACATAGAAGTTCATTATGTAGTTAATGAAACTTCTACTAGTCAGTACCTGTACCTGACCTACGATAAAAATGAAAATTCATTAAACTCTTATTAATATGGGAATCACTAATAAATGGCTCAACCCTTATCAGAGGTCTTACCAACAGATTAAGGCCAAGCTGATAGAATCACTTACGAATATCAAAGACAAAGATGGCAATGTACTCGTAACTGATTACTCGGAAGGAAATATATTAATCATTATCCTTTCATTGTTTGCGGCAATTGCCGAAGTTCTTCACTACTACATTGATAATATGGCAAGGGAATCCTTCTTACCTACTGCTCGTAAATACAGTTCAGTAGTTAGGCATGGAGCTTTGGTAGATTATCATGCAAGAGGTGCTATTGCAGCATCAGTAGATTTGGTAGTATCCAGGGATGTATCTGGAGATTCTATTGGTGCTAAATTAACTATACCTTCTGGAACTTTATTTACAGATTCTAATGGTAACAAATGGTTATCTTCTAGGGATGTAACTTGGTATGCTAATGTAACTACTTGTAAAGTTCCAGTTGTACAACATGAATTATATACAGAAAGCCAGATAAATGGAATGGTTATACCTTCAGATGAAAGGGTAACTATTACCCTGGGTACATTACCTAATGGTAAGTACTACGAACATGGAACTATGAGTATGAAGATTGGTGGAGAATCTTGGGTATTGGTAAATACCTTTGCTTATTCAAAACCCACCGATAAACATTTCATGGTTACTATGGATGAAGCTTTAAATCCATATATCTTATTTGGTGATGGTAAATATGGACAGAAGCCTGCAGCTAATGCCAAGATATCTGAGGTTAAGTTCTACCTTACTACTGGTATCAATGGTAATGTAAAATCTGGTATGATTACTTCTGTACCTTCAGTTATATCTTCATCAGTAACAGATGCTACTGTATCTAATACTTATGCTGCAGGTGGAGGTTCATCCTATGAGAATTTTAGTATGCTCAAGGAACACATACCTTTGAGTGTAAAGACTATGGGAGTAGCTATTACCAAACAGGACTTCATAGACTTAGCTAAACTGGTTGATGGGGTTAGTAAGGCAAAGGCAGAATACGAATGTGGTAGAAAACTAATCGTTTATATATCTCCTGATAATGGTGCTACTGCTGACTCTAACATTATTCAAAAAGTATATGATGTATTACATCAGAACTCACCACTTACTACTTGGTTAACCGTTAAGTCTGCAGGTAAAGTAAATATTATCTTGGATGTAGAAGTTACTGGGAAGAAGTCTTATAAAACTTCAGAAATACAATCACAGATTCTTAGTGCATTATTTAATGCTTATTCTCCGGAGAACTCAGACATTGGTGGCAGCGTAAGAATCTCTGATATCTATGCACTCATAGATAACCTTGAATCAGTAGATTACTTACACTTGAAGAAGTTCTATACTAAACCATGGCCTACTACGGTATACGGTAACAAGGAATTAATCCTTGGTCAATTCCAATTGGATGAGGCTAATGGTAGTATGTCTTACTTTATATCTTTTTCTTCGGGTACTCAATTTACAGTACGTTCAGTTAAGGGAGGCTTTTCTTATGATGGCCAAGTGGGTAAGACTACACAGATTAGAGATACTATAAATGGATTTGTATTTGCCTTGGATATCCAGAACAATGGTTATCAATCCGGATTTAGATATACCATAACCATTGCAGAACCCAACAAGGATTATACAGACCCAGGTTATAATATTCCGGTATTCGAAGACTCAAGTCAGTTAACACTTAAAGTAAATGAAATCGTATGACAAATCTTAAAAACCTAATTGATTTCTTACCTTTCGAATTTAAAGAGCAAGATACTTATAAAGTCGACGGTAAGGGCATATTAGAAAGATTTCTAGAAATTTGTGGTAACTATTTCCAAGAAGATATAACTAAAGATATTGATAATATTCTAGATATAATCGATATCGATAAAACTCAGCAGAGGTATTTAAATTACCTCTGGGAGTTCTTGGGAGCATTACCATTTGCTAGAACCGGAGAACACAAGGGAGTTCCCAACTTAAGTGATGAACAGATTCGAACTATCTTAAAGTATTCAATCTCATTACTTAAGATTCGTGGCTCAAGAAAGTTCTTCGAAATTCTTTTTAATATGTATGGGCTAACCTGTACAATTACAGACCCAACCGATGGAGAGATGGATAAATGGGAAAAGGTAGACCCCTTATATGATACCGATTATTCTCAGTACGACAAATACAACTATGATAAGATTTATGGTTGTGCTCAATGTATAGAGGTAGGTATTTCTATAAGCGGTCATGGGTTTACTTCCCCCACTCCAGAGTTCAAAGCTTTCAAACAATCAATTGATAAGTTATTCGATAGATTCTTACCATACAATGTATCTGGGAAGATTGCTTATGGATTTGATTTGGCTTACAATTATAAAATTGTAGCTGAACCTCTTATCAGTCCTGCAAAGATTGTAACAGGACATATAACAGAAGTACCCATTAGAGTAACCGTTACTTCTGATTACGATGATGCCGATTTAAGATATCAGGTAACTGGATATGACCCCTCTGAGAATAAGTGGAGCTCAAAGAAATATGAAAGCGGTTCTATTTTCTATGCAAGAAAGGGTGACCAAAGATATTACTTTCGAAGTGTAGGGGATACTTCAGTAACTACCTATGTAGATATAGGTTTAGAATATTACACTAAATCTTATCACATATATGCCGACTTGGTAGAAGGAGGAACAGACCCAGATAATTTAGTAATTACAGGTACTAATCCAGTAATCAAAGTAAGGGTAACTGCAAATATGAATTATCAGGGAAATATTAAACCTGTATCCGTACAGTTACTTAATACCCATGAAACTAAAGATTCTGGTTCTGTTTGGGAAATAACTTCTGCAGGTACTTACGAATGGGTTATTGCAGACTTTCCTGCAAAGAAGGTTACTCTAAAGGTAACGGCAATTGCTACTAACTATACGGTATTCTGTGAACCTCGGAATATAAATCTTACCAACGGTGAAAAGTCTTTGATAACTATTCGTTCTTCAGATCCTAACGAAGATACAAGTCAACTTATTGCCGTATGTATTTCAGACCCAAGTATTTTAGTTCGTAATGGTCAAAGATGGGCACCAACTACTACTGGTACATTCCAATTTAGATGTACTAAAGATGACTCAGGTAATGCTAGTAATTATGGTACAGTAGTAGCTTACAGATTAGGTTATACGATTAACTACGATATAGGCGTATCAAACAAACGATTAAACCTAAATGCTCAAGGTTCTGCATCAGTTAATCTTTGGGTTACATCGGGTATTTATTATTCTACTTTCGAAAGTGCAAACTTAGGTAGTTATTTTGATACCGAGGTGACCATTTACAAAAAGAATACCCAAGGTACTTGGGTAAAACTTGGTACTTTAGAATTAACTAATCGCTATGTAGTTGGTCCTGATTTCTACTATGGTAGAAGTACAGAATACCAATTTAATGAGGTTGGAAGTTATAAATTTGAATCGGTGGGTGATGCTAGTAAGTCTGTAGAAGTAGAAGTACTTGCTTATATACCTACTCCTCAATCCTACTTGTGGTTAGAACCTTTGAATGAAGAGGATGAGAATTGGTATGAATTAGAACCTTACTCTGAAGCTGAAGCAGATGCAGGAAAGTATATCAAGGCAGGCTATCAATTAACCAAATCCAAGAATTGCCAATTCTACCTACGTTGGGGAGATGGTGGTAATATGATAACTGGGATTGACTTAGAGGATTCATCTGAGAAATATAATTCGAACACTCTTATCACTTTCGATAAAGCAGGTAATTATGAGTTTTATTATCAAGGTTCAGTAGTAAGCCTTACGATTAAGGATGTTATACCTAAGTATATTTTAACTTGTAATCCAGTAAGTGCAGAACTAAGCAAAGATGTACAAGAAGTATCTACTATCGTAACCTGTACTTCAGATACTGGAGAAGTTTCAGATATTGTATATGAGACAGCTCCGGATGTGGTTCATCCAAGCCCTTATCAATTCTTTACTAATTTACCAGGTAAACATACTTTCTATGTGAAAGCTAATCCTGCAGTTAAAGCAGTATTCATAGTAAACCTGTTGGATGTAGTTGATAAGACAGAACTTACTTGGGAATCCAATGATATTTCGGAACAAGGTATTAATATATTAGTTCCGGAAGGAACAGAATGGTCACTTAAAATAGAATAAACAAAATGGAAAGCAGCTCTTTTAACACATTATTTAAAACTGGTATCATTGGATTCACTTCTGAATGTTATGCCACTATCTTTGATTTGAGGTGGATGATTTTATTAGCCTTTATACTAATACTTACAGATTTTTGGTTTGGGATATCTGCAAGTAGGGCAAAGAAGATTGAAATAAGAAAATCTAGAGCCGGGAGAAGAACTCTTAATAAAATCATTGATTACCTGTGTTACATCTTACTGGGTGCCGTAATAGGTAAAGCCATCGGAGAACCTTACGGATTAAATCCAATAACAGTATCTATAACGGTAATGGTATTATGTTACTGTTTTGAAATAGATAGTATTTATAATCATATCTGTACTTTACATGGTGTAGAAAAGAAGTACAGTATCTGGTCTATCTTTTGGAAATTGATAACCTTCAAGTTCAAGGCTGTAGGAGAGGCTTTCCAAGATATGAAAAACCAATCGAAAGAATATAAGAGTAATAACAATAACGAAGATACATTATGAAAACCTATTTTGATTATGAAGGTATAATAAAGTCTAAGGATACAGCTGAAGCTATAGCTGCACCAGTAGGCATTGGCCCATTTTGTGGATTTGGTTCTGCAACGATTGTAAATAATGCAATCACTCTCTTGCCTAATGGAGAACCTACTTCTCCTGCATATCAAGCAATAAAGGATAGAATCCTTTCAAGGTATATGACTAAAGCTGCAGATTCTGGTGAAGGACCAGATACAAATTTTGGTTGTATAGCAAGGGATGGTACAATCTATATTTCTGATAGTGCTAATATTAGTATACCTAATATTGAAGGCTCAAAGGGTTCTAATGAGGATGTGATTGTATTTGCTTACCATACACCTTTGGAAGAGCCAGTGCAGAACCCAGTACAGTTCAGAGCTTTCTGGAATGAATCTAATTCATTCTATTCTCTGTATAAGAAATCAGTAGACCCATTATATCCAACACCTAAGGATACTAGAAACTTGTCAAAAACAAACGTATTAGAAGATAATGAATTATCCTATGAGTCTCTAGTGAATAGAGCTATGGCTTCAGTATCTCAAGGTTTGGTAGACAAATCCTCAATGGTATTGATTGGTATATATGGGCAAGGTACCAACTCAATGGATAATAAAGTAGAGAAATATTCTATTGTTCCGTATGCAGGTAAATTCCCCCAACCAGTAGAATATAATACTGCTATCCATGGAATGCAACAAGCAAACATAGAAACTCTCTTACGACTGTTGCAAGGATTCCCCAATTTTGATATCAAGGCTTACATTGATGAAAAGCTTGGTGGTATGGCAGGAGCTAATATACCAAGAGGATTAATTGCAATGTGGAATGGAGTTTCCGTACCAGAAGGTTGGGCTCTATGTAATGGTCAGATTGTAGAAGACTTACAGACACCAGACTTATCGGGTAAATTCATTGTAGGTTGGTCATCTGGTAATGAAGATTACAATTTGATTGGTAATACTGGTGGCCAAGAGAAAGTAACTCTTTCTACTCAAGAGATACCTTCTCACGTTCACAACTTTGCCGATGCTTACTTTATCGAAGCTCATTCAGATTTGGTGGGAGCTAACGGTACTCAATGGATTGGTAATAACCTTTCTGGTAGTAATAAAACGGATAGGGATAATTCTTATGTATGCTTGTGGGACCATGATACCAGAGCTGCAGGTGGAGGTCAACCACATGAGAATAGACCACCGTACTACGTACTGGCATACATTATAAAACTATAATAATATGTCTTAACTACTTATATTGTTGACAAAGAACTTTTAATTTATGATGTTGAGAAAGGGACGTTGGGAAACGTCCCTTTTCTTTTGTGTTTAGTAGTGAAGTTCTTCTTTAGCTTTTTCTTCCCAATATAGAATATCCTGTTTGAGTTCTCCTATGTATTTAACCGACTTCTTAGTTCTAGGCATATCAAAGAACTCAACCAGCATTATATTGGTGATTCTTTCTCCATCTTTAATTCGTTCTTTAATATAAGGAGGTGGAGTAAGTAATACTTCAAATACCATATAAGCATCTGGAGATAATTTCTCTTTCATATACTTATATAATAATTCAAGCATTTCTTCCTTAGCCTTAACCTCTTCATCGTCATCTTCTAACTCTTTATCATTATCAAATAAGTCTTCAAGTTTAAATAGGTTCTGATTGTATTCTGCAATCTCTCCATAGGCAAATCGAAGAAGCTTATTCTTAAATGTAGCAAGAGAAGAAAGGATTCTCGCTTTAAGATGTTCTTCACTACAAGTACCGTAGTACTTATTAAAAACAAATAACATTTTATCCCAGAAATAAGAAGATATTATATCTGGCGTAAGGTTAAACCTTTTGTAATCAATCTGTTTGGTAAGGTTCCGAATAACTGGCTTACAAACTTTGTATAACCGATTAAACATTGCTTCATCATAATCCTGCATGGGTTTTAATCTATGAAGCTCTGAACCATTGTTTCCATTACATTTCCTCATATTCTTTAAGTATTTCGTTATGCAAATATAATAAATATATTTTATATAATATAAGAATATCAAAAAATTTCACCGAACGGCTGAGGATAAGAAGACTAGATACTGTGGACATGAGTTCAGAACTATATGGAGACTATCAAAATCTATTAGTTATTATATTGCAATATATTAATGTATGAAAAAAGATAAAATCAAATTTAGCTTTACACCGGACTTCCAGTTGGAGATACTCCGGTTCATTATTCAAGACAAGGAAGGAGGTTTAGTACTGGGAAGGTTAAAACCCAGTTACTTAGTTCTTATTGAGCATTCTTTAATATGTGAGGGTATACTTAAGTACTTTAAGAAGACAAAGAAGATACCCTCTCAGAATGTATTAAAGGAAGTGATAAAAGAAATGCTAGAATCCAAAGCTTATGTAGACTTAGTAACTAAGGATGACATCCCAACTATTGAGAGAACCATTAAGAACCTCTATTCAATTCAATTATCAGATTCCGAATATATTAAAGAGAAGATTTATAAGTTCTCTACTTATGTTGAGATGAAGAACTTGAATGATTCATTCGATTTAGATAACTTCGAACAATACGAAGAATACTCTAAAAAGATTGAGAAGGTTCTTCAAAAGAGTAAGCCTAAGAAAGAGGATGAACCCTTATATATGATTCGGGATGTTACGGAGAGACAATTCAAAAGACAATCAGAACCATCCGTAGTTCCATGTCCATTTAGGCAATTGAATGATTTGACCAATGCTGGTGGATTTCCAGTAGCTTCAGTAAATGTAATCTTGGATAGACCTAAGGCAAAGAAAACATTCTTCATGGTAAACCTTGCAAGAGGATACCTAAGAATGAAGAAATCGGTATTATATATAGATACAGAAAATGGTCAAGAACAAATCATGGACCGTTTCATTCAATCAAGTATCAATAAAACAAAGAAGGAATTATATTCCGGAGATTATGATAAACTCGAGGCTAAGCATTTAAGAAAACTTGCAAGGTTTGGAGTTGAATTAATCGTTGAAAGAGTACCTGCATTAATTACTGACTGCAATTATATAAGGGAGAAGATACTTACTCTTAGGAGCCAAGGGATTGATATTAAGGTATTGATGGTTGACTATGCAGGGAAGCTTGCTTCTATTGCAAAGGATAAAGAGGATTTTGATAGAATCTCAAATGTATATATTGACTTACAGAATCTTGCTGAGGATTTGCATTTAGATGTTGTATGGACTGCTCATCATATTACTCGTGAAGGTAAGAAACATCAAGCAACCAAGTATGATGAGAATGATATATCCGGTTCTATTGCAATTGTTCGTAATGCTCAATTTATAATGGGTCTTAACAGTACAGAGCAAGAAGAGAAAGATAATATCCTTCGTTCAGAGATTGTAGTACAAAGGGATGGTCTTCCTTCTGGTAGAGCCTTATTTAGGTGTGATGTAGAAAGGCAAAGATGTACAGAGTTTACTAAAGAACAAAGAAAGAATTATGATGAAGTATATGGTAAGAAACTTGAAGAATCTTTTAAGAAAGGTAATCCTGATGCTGATTCCAAGAAAAGGGAAAGGACAACTGGAGATATATAAATGTAAACTCGGTATTCATACTTGGGTAACTGAACATTGGTGGGAACTTAGGCAGAGACCTAGAAATATCCTTACAAGGAAAGGAGGTAGGAAGAGAGTTCAATATTATACTAAATATCGTACCAGAACCTATTGTAGAATCTGTGGTAAAAAGAAGAATGAGAACAAAGAAAGTAGAAGTAGTAAAAGATAGATGGACTGATGGATTAGCTTTAGAAATATCCCATAATGGTTGGCAAACAATTTCCATCAGTAACCTGGATTTAGAGGATTTAAAGAGAATCCGAAAAGTAATTCGTAAAGCTATAAAGGAACATGAAAATAACAAATCAGTTTAAGTCTAAGCTCAAAACTTATTTCATTAAAAGACTTGGAGCTTTTGAATATAAACATGGCTGGATGAAACTCCCAACTTGCCCTTACTGTCATAGGGAATTAAAAATGGGAGTTAATCTTTCCATGTACAGAACTAATTGCTTTAGATGTAATGAGCATCCGAATCCTTCACAATTAGTTATGGATGTTGAGGGATTCGATACTTACCATGAACTCATAAATTTCTTAAACAATGGACAATTCGAAGAACTTGAATTTCACGATGAAAAGGTTGAACTTGCAGAAGCTAAGCCTTTGTACTTACCCGATAGTTTTAGACTCCTTAGTATCGGAGATTCACAAATTGCAAGGGGCATTAGAAGCTATGTCAAAGGCCGCGGATTTAGTATCGAAGAGTTATGTAAACATGGAGTTGGTTATGCGACAAAGGAACCTTTCTTCGGGTACCTTATTATACCGTTCTATTATCATGGCCAACTCAGGTATTATAATGCCAGAAAGGTTATCGGAAACGGTCCTCGGTATAATAACCCCAACAAAGATATCACAGGCCTTGGAAAAGAGTTTATCATATTTAATTATGACGCATTGGAAATGTACAGGTCGGTATACATCTGTGAAGGTGCACTCAATGCCCTTACTATTGGAGATAGAGGAATTGCCACAATGGGTAAAGCTATATCTGGATATCAAGTCAATGAATTACTTAAATCCTCATGCGAAAGATTTATTATATTGCTGGACCCAGACGCCAAGAAATACGCAATCAATCTTGCGCTCAAACTTGTTGCCTATAAAAAAGTCAAGGTGGTGTTTTTACCAGAAGGAAAAGATGTAAACGATTTAGGGAGAAAGGAAACTCTTAGGTTAGTATATCAAACAAGGTATCAAAGTTATCAAGATTTAATTCAAATCCGAAACTCTTTGGAGTAAGGATTACCTATTATATTATATAACTTAAAATATTAATGATATGATGAAGATAATCGATTATGTAGTTAAGACTTCAATAGTTTTGGCTGCTCTTTTAATTATGGGATATTTCTTCCCAGTTGTAAGTTGGTTTGAAAAACCCCAACCAAGGAAGAATATGGTTTTCAGATGTGAGATGGTTGATGGTAAAGTTAGGGATTACACTTTAAACTTACCCGAGAACGTAACTTGGTATGTTGGTACTAGCCGAGGTTCATACTATGTAAACTTTGGTTCACCTACTAAGAATCTCTATGGGAAAAAATGCCCAATAGATTATAATGAAGGTTGTATTAATGGAGTTTTAGTTTGTAATAGGATAAAATGAGAGAACCCAGCATTCACATTACTAAGTCTCAATTTGAGGAAATATTAAATACCTTAGAGGTAGATAACTTCCCAGTTGAGGCTTTTTTTGTTATTGCACGAAAAGAGGCAATAAATACTAGAGCAGTGGTTGTTTCTAATAAAGGGACAACTAAGAAAGTAACTAATATATTACTAGCATCTAAGGGTAATGCTTCCCTTGTTGCCGATATATTATATGCTACTCGTATAAAGCTTAAGCATAGAGGAGTTCGTAAAATAAACGAAAGTAATACAAGGGAATGGGCTTTATGTAAAAAGCTTGCTGAGATATGTAATACCTTTTGTGAGGATTTTAAATTTGATACTCGGGAAGGATTTATTAAATACATTGAGACTGGTTTAAAGAGGATGACAGATTATCGTAATGTTATGCAAAGGTTAATATCCATGCAGGACAACATTACTAATCAAACCGAAGCTGAGATTAAATTACAGTCAGCAGATTTAGAACTTACTGCTAAGGTACATGATTACTTTGTAAGTAAGATTGCTAAGGCAACTGGTATATATGAATCCTATGAAAAGAATCCTGAGAAGTATGTTCACTTCGCTTATGTAGCAGCATTCCTAGAGGAAGAAGGTTGGGATTATAAGGATTTCATAGATGCTCAGTTTGAATCCTTAGCATGGTGTAATGGTCTACCCGATATTGCTCAATTATATACTGATAAAGCAGTAGAAAGGTATAATAAGTATTTATATAAAAATAAGAATAAAAAATCCTTAGAGGAACCTCAAGTTGAGGGCTCTCTCTGGGATAAGATTAATAATTAAAACATAACGTTATGAAAGCTTTAAGATTTTTAGGTAACAGAGTAGAGGATGCAGCTAATGCTTTTATTGATGTCCTCAAGTATTCGGACCAGTCAGTAGATTACCCTGATTTCAAGGACATTGAACCTTGGCCAGAGGATATTGTTAATATGTTCAAGGATGCACTAAAGGATAAACCTTTCTCTGAGATTAGTGCTATCCTTATGTATACTCAACAGTCGTCAAGGTTTGAACCCATTGCAGAGCTAATGCTTGGTATTGGTTTAGTAGAAATGAGACACTACGACAAGTTATCAGATTTTCTACAAAAGGCAGACCCCTATGAACAGGATTCTGTGATGGATATCTATCCTAAAGTGGAAATAGGTTTTTCTCCTGAAAGTGCTTTGAAGATTGCCTGGAACTCTGAGATAGAGACCATTGGCAATTATAAGAAAATTATGAATAGTCTAGCCTTATATAGTGAACGGGCTGATTATGATGATGTGATGTATTTGTTGAATAAGTTAATTGCCGATGAAGAACATCACATTAAGCTTATCAAGGAAGCTATGGGAGTAGATGATTCTACTAAGAAAGGTGTAACTGTAATTATCAAATGAGTAGGATAATCATACAGAATGGGAATATGTGCGAACTGGACTTACCTCTTAAGTTCGCACAGAAACTCTATGCAGAGTTTGCCATTCGTCATCCAAATGCTTTCTACTTACGTACAAGGCAAAGAGGTATGCAGAACTGGGACGGCAAGATTCATTATATTAATAAGCATGGTGAATTTAAGATAGGTTTACTTCCTGCAGTATATGAAAAGTGTATTGAGTATGGAATTAAACCTAAAGTTGTAGATATGCGACAACCATTACCTAAAGTCAATGGAGTTGTTACGAAAATAGGAGAATATAAACTAAGACCAGAACAAGAGAAAGCCGTTAAAGCAGTAATCAATAACAAAGTAGGTAAGGTACCTTTTCAGATTGGTGTTTTAGATTACACCGTTAATGCAGGTAAAACTCTTATCATGTCGTCTCTTTATCTATCCTATAAGAAGCAGTTAAAGACTTTGCTAATAACTAATGACTCTGACTGGTTGAATCAAGCTAGAGATGAATTTAAGAAATACCTACCAGGAGAACAGATTACATTTGTTCAAGGTAAAGTATTAAACTGGAGCAATTTTACCATTGGTATGGTTCAATCTATTTCTCGTAACATGAGATTCTATCAGAATGAACTATCTAAGGTAGATATGGTTTTGGTAGATGAGGCTGACCAAGCAGGTAGTAAGCAATATCAAAATGTACTTACTCGTTTATTTAATACCAGAGTTCGTATAGGGTTATCTGGTACCATTTATATGAGTAAGCTTGCCAAGGATAAAGTAAAGAATATGAATCTTGAAGTATTCTTTGGTAAAGTACTTGCAGAGTTTAAACTTAAGGACTCTATTAAAAAAGGTTATTCAACTCGTACAATTGTAAAGATGGTACCAAGTAAACCCTGGTATGGTAATTGGGAATCAGAAGAAGTATCCTATAAGGAAGTATATGATGATTCTATTACCTTCAATAAGTATGCAAAGAGAATGGTTTATTCTCGACTTAAATGGAATCTTAAACAAGATAGATATCCTGCACTCGTAGTATGTAAATTTATTGCACACTGTGAGAATTTATGCAAATACTTTAAAAAGAAACTAGGAAGCAAATATAATATTGCCTGTGTGCATGTAGATACTCCTTCAAAGATAAGACAACAAATAATGAAGGATTTTAGGGAAGGTAAGATTGATATCTTGGTTTCAACTACAATCATTGCTCGAGGTAAAAACTTTCCTAAGCTTAGGTATTTACTTAATGCTGCCAGTATGGATAGCCAAGAAAAATCTATTCAGTTCCTTGGTCGTTTGGTTAGAACTGATTCCTCAAAGAAAAAGGTTTACCTTGATGACTTACATTATCCAGGTCCTTATCTTAATAGGCATGGTAAACATAGGAAGCAGTATTATCAAAAACAAGAATTGAAAGTTATTCTGTTAGAGAAGCTATGGAAGAATCACCCTATTCATTCTTTATAAGAATACCTTACTTAAGTAGACTTATAAGTACTATGGATAATTACTTTTTCCGGTAGGAGGAAGTAATTAATCTAATAGAGGGACATATGGCATTAAACATTAATACTTAAAACAATGGAATTAACATTACTAATACCAGTAGTACTGGGAGTGATTATCGGAATATTCTATCTCTATTCATCTCAGTATGATTATGATGAATATAAATACAAATGTCATCAATGTAAAAGGAAATTCAGAAAGGACGAATTAAAAGATTTAAGAGGTCCTTGGCATACTAAGGATTGGACCTGTCCACATTGTAAACATCAAAATGTAACAATTAAAAGTTATGATTATTAAATTATATAAGAAGCTGGTTGATAAGATAATCGGAGAGGAACTTACTCCTCTCCATGTCTTTAATTGTAGTTCATTAGTATGGGTATCGGATATACAATCTACTCAGGTAATACCCCATGAGTATAAGGTATATTTTGATTTATCTTTCTGTTCAGGACTGCAAGTTAGGGTATTAACTTATACTGACACTCGTTACTCACAACACTTGGGTGATATCAGGAAACTATTTATAAATGCAATTGGACATTCCTACTTACCACTTTATGAGTCGGAATTGAAGATTGGAGATTCAGTTATAAGACTAACAGAAAAAAGAATAGATGATTAATTATGGCAAAGTATCATTTGTATATAAGAGCAATTCCTGGATATCCTTCCCATTATGCTACAGTTGAAGGAGATATCCTTAAAAAGAGAGGTAAGTCTTTTTATAAACTTACTCCCTCTTTAGTTCATAATGGGTATTATACAGTTAAGATAGTTCATCGAGTAAAGGTTCATCGATTAATAGCTTTAGCTTTTATACCCAATCCTAATAATTATACCATTGTATGTCATAGGGATAATAATCCTATAAATAATAAACCAGAGAATCTTTATTGGGGTACTCAATCTCATAATATGCAACAAATGGTTAAAGATGGTAGGCAAAGAAAATCTAAGATTGTAGAGTACAAACCACAAGTATTATCTTTACATTCTCAAGGATTTTCTACTCAAGAGATAGTAGATTCTTTGGGTATTAGCAAAACTTCAATAAGTCGTATAATAAATAATAAAATATGAAAAGAAGTAAGAAACAATCATTACCAGACCTTACTAAACAAGATGTACTTACTCCTATAGACCTAACGAAATTAGGAACTAATGGGGATGTTTGCTTTGGTATTGGGTATGATTTATCCACTAAAGAGTGTAAATTATGCGGAGACTCAGAACTATGTGCGTTCAAGATGTCCCAGAACTTGAACATTACAAGAAAAGAATTAGAACAGAAGAATCAATACAAAGATTTGGATGTATTAGAAGACACGGTTGGTATCAAGAAATACATCCGAGGCTTGATTCGGAAAGGGAAAGACAGAAAAGAAATTATCTCAAAGACAGTTGAGAAATTCGAAGTACCTAAGAAACGTATTAGAGAACTTTATAGAGAATGCAATGGGAAAGGTCAATAAGTTAAGAATGATATGGGCAATGTTTAAGTTATATCTTAACAACCCAAATTATTATGTACGGCAAGATGATGTTCTTGCTGATTTGTTTATGCAGGGTGAATATGACGTAGAAAGATTCTGTCATTCACTCGGAGTAACTCCTCAACGGGGATTAACCTTTGGACAACTTTTAAAACAATGTAATATATTATGAACAAGCTAAGATTTATTAAAGTAAGAGACGTAAAGAATCCTTCTCGGAGTAATGAGGGTGATGCAGGTTTGGATTTCTATATCCCAGAAGATTTAGACCCTCAACATCTTATTCAAATGGAGGCAAATAGAACTCCAAATCATTTCATTCCGGACTTTGTATTGGGAGTAGATACAGTTACTAATCATGTAACTACAATTGAGATTTACCCTGGAGGTAAGATACTTATCCCCTCTGGTATCAAACTTCTTATGGAACCAAGAGAGTCTATGTTAATGGCTGCTAACAAATCTGGACTTGCTTCAAAGAAAGGTTTACTCTATACGGCAGAGATTGTAGATTCTCCTTATGTTGGTGAGATTCATATTGGTATCATCAACTTAAGTAGAACTATACAGACTCTTAAATCAGGAGAGAAAGCAACCCAATTTATTCATGTACCAGTTTATCTTACTGAACCAGAAGAAATTCAAGAAGGAGATTTTTATTCTGAATCTCAAATGTGGGGAACTCGGCAAGGTAAAGGATTTGGCTCATCAGGAAATTAATAAGAAAGGAGTATACCTTGGACATCAGGAATATTAAAGAAGAGGTACCACCTACTAGAGAAGGTACTGAGTTACAGAATATGTATTCTCTTGGAATACAACAATTTGAAGGCTACAGGCAAATAGAAAAATTGCCAGAAGCCCCATTGGACGTGAATAACCCATATAATCAAGTAATCCTTAAAGACTTTATTGGTAGAGTAATTGAGGAATTGATGGAGGGTTATGAATCTACTTCAGAAGTGGTTAAGATATGTCATAAGTGGGGATGGAATATTGACCAACTTACAGAAGATGAATATACCCAGGTACTCAACCATTTGCAAAATGCCAATGAGGAACAGGTAGATGCCTTGGGATTCTACTTCACTTTATTTCTCTTTGCTAACATTGCTCCAGAAGATATTCTATCATGGGGAACTAATCATGTAATGGATTACTCAGACTTCAAAGTAAACAACTTGAAGGATGTAATGACTCTGGGAATAGCAATGGTTACCGAAGGTACTATTGGTTTAGTTAATCGGTTTAACATGATTGATGAAGACCATGAATCCGTAAAAGACTACACTCCAGGATTCAATACTTTAAGTGAAGCATCACATGAAGAAGAGAAGGTATTATTATTCGATGTAGTATATGAACTGAATATTGCAAGGAATCTTCTTAAGTGTAGACCCTGGAAACAAACCCAAGTAATGACTAAGGAATTAGACTTTCAGTATTCTTTGGTAAAAGCTTTCTATCTATATATGGGATTCTTGGGTATCCAGGGATTTTCAGATGAATCAATCTATAGGTTATTCTTTAAGAAACAAAGACTTAACCTCTGGAGACAAAAAACAAATTACTAATGAGTGGATGGAATAGAAAATTAGAGGGTCTTCAATCTAATACGGAGGAGACCCTCCACTCTTTGGAGTTTGCTACTTCACAAGAGGCATGGGAGAAATTGAACGAGGCTTTCTTAAGGTTAGACCCAGTTCTTTTTGATAAGGGTGCTACTGCAAACAGTGGAGTTGCAGTAGCATACAATGTGTTTATAAAAATACGTAAAGCATGGGTAGACCCAGATTTTGATTACGGCAGGGGTTTTAATTACAAAGAAACTAAGTGGACGAGCTTATTGAATAATTATATTGATTTTAATAAGTTAGACCTCTTACGTAGTAAATTAAGAATCCTGAAGAACAAATATAATCAGAATTACAATGTTACGTATATGTTCAACAATCATCATGATAATGGTAAACAATGTTTAATTGCGGCGACTTTTTCGAAGAGATTTCAAGAGGACATCCCAGTTATTACAATGGTAATCAGAGCATCAGAGATTACAAAGAGGTTAATATTCGACTTCCTATTAATTCAACGGATGGCCGAATATGTGTATGGGCCGGACCAGTCAGTACAAATCAACCTATTTGCGACTCAAATGTACGGGAATGTAGAGACACTCTTAATGTACTCGGCTTATAAACCCCTAAAGAAAGTAATCAAGAGTATAGATAATCCTTGGACTAAAAGGGTTAAGGAGGTTTATAAGAAAATTCAAAACGGTACAGAAAAGGAATGGTCTTCCTTTAAGGTATTCTTTCGAAGTTTCAAAGTACTACGTCCTGACTTGTATGAATACCAGGCTTTGTTAGCAAAGGACTTGCTATTAGAATATGAAGACATAGAATATCCGGAAAACGTGATATCCTATTCTCAAAGGAAAGTATATAAGAAGAAACTTTTAAAGAAACAGAAGAATGAGAATCTACAGTAATTCTTTTGAGTTAATGTCAGAACTTGGCAGAGAACTCAACAGTTATGGTCAGACTGTAAAACCAAAGACCTATCAAAATAAAGTGATTGAGGGTAAAGAAGAGTTTGAAACAAAGGAACTCATTTGCCAACAATATTGTTTAACTTCACTCGGAGACCCAGTATGGTTATTCGTATTTTCTCATTCAAAAGAATGGGCAGATGCTGAATTTCAAGAGAGGATTGGTTGGTATGCCTATAACCCGGGACAAGCATGGGCATTGAGAAAAGATTTATGGGAACAATTCCTGGTAGATGGTAAATTTGATTATACCTATCCAGAACGTATTTGGAAAGAGTTTCCAGTGGGTGGTAAATTACCGTTCAATTCTGAATATCATCTACAGACGGTTATTGAATTGCTTAAAAGGGATAATGATACTCGGAAAGCAGTACTTCCCATATTCTTTGGTTCAGACTTAAGATATCTCGATGGTAGTAAACGTATTCCATGTTCTATGTATTATGACTTCCTTATTAGAGAGAATGGTAAGGGAGAAAAGGTATTACATATCTGTTATCACCAAAGGAGTTCGGATTTTGTTACTCACTTTGGTAATGATGTATACCTTGCATGGAGACTTATGGAATATGTATCTAAAGAGGTTGGAGTAAAACCAGGTTATCTATATCACACTATCGATTCTCTTCATTCCTATAAGAAAGATTGGAAATACCTAAATACCAATCTGGAAGACTTACAAGAGAAATTCTAACCCTTAGAGGGATGTATCTACTACAAGTGGGTATGTCCCTCTTTCTATTTATAAATATATGGAAACAAGATATCACATAATAAGAAACAAAAGAGAGTTAAAGAAACTCATTGCTTGTTGTAAATCAACTGGTTATGCTTGCTGTGACTACGAAACGAATGCAGAACCAATTTACAATAAGAGTTTCAAACCAACTATACTCTCAGTATCTTGGATGCCAGGATTTGGTGCTTCTATTCCATTAGACCACTTTGAAACAAAAGATTATACATCTCCAGGGTGGAATTGGAAGAAGATGCTAAGGAAATTTGGGGAAGAGGTAATCGAGAATTACGAAATAACCAAGGTTGCATGGAACTGGAAATTTGATGACCAGATTAATCAAAAGTATCACATCTATTATAGAGGTACTTGCCTTGATGGAATGCTTGCAAAATATGTTCTCAATGAGGAAAAACCACATGACCTAAAATCAATGGTTAGAAGATATCTACCAGAACATGGAGATTATGAGAAGCAAGATAAATTCGATAAGATACCTTGGGATAAAAAAGAATTAGACCCACTTTGTCATTATGGATGTCAAGATACAGATTATACTCTTAGGTTAATGATATTCTTTGAGAAAAAGTTAATTGACTTAGGTATGTATTCGGTATTCCGTAATTTATTTATGTGTAATTCCCGGGTATTAACCTCGGTAGAGAAAGAGGGTTTATACCTTGATACCAAATTTAATCAAAAACTCCTTGAAGAATACAAACCAAAAATTGATGCTGCAAGGGAAGCTATCTATAATTTACCAAGAGTAAAGAAGTTCACTAAGAAATACAATCAGGGTAAGATTGAGAAATATATTCAATCAATAGAAGCTGAACTCGAGGAGTTAGATTATAATGACCCAAAAGATAAACGTAAGATTGATTCTCGGCAACAAAAGATAACTAATATACGTGCAGGGGTATTTACTACTAAGAAAGAACAGGAACTTATAAGACCAGTTAATCTTGGTAGCCCAGTTGATTTACCTCAACTAATGTATTCAGATATTGGATTCAAATTCCCTGTAATTAAAGATAATGAATCTGGTAAGCCAAGTACAGATGAAGATACATTAACCGAATTAAGGTTAACTGTAAAAGACCCTGAATCTCCAAAAGCAATATTTCTTGATAAGATGCTTGAATTAAGAGGTTTAGAGAAAATGTATAAGACTTATATCTTAGGTTGGTCAGAGAAGGTACAAGATGATTCTCGATTACACGGTAGGTATAATATACATGGTACAGATTCTAATAGGTTTAGTTCTGCAGACCCAAACATGCAACAAATACCCAAGACTTCTGTAGACCCAAATATCAAGAAACAATTGGTAGCTCCTCCAGGTTATCTTTATATGGCATTCGACTATTCTCAGGCAGAGTTAAGAATGATGGCTCACTTATCAGGTGATGAAACCTATCTGGAAGCATTTGCTAAGGGAGTAGACCCTCACCTTGGTATAGCAGCAGCAAAATATGGTGTATCAATTGAAGAAGCAAGTAAAGCTTATGAAGATGAAATGCACCCAGATTATAAATTATGGAAGGTACGAAGGAAGCAAGCTAAACAGATTGCATTTGGACTTATTTACGGAATTGGTAATAAATTACTAGCACAGAAATTATCTGACCCAAAAGCTGGTATTATAGTTACACCAGAAGAAGCAGCAAAGGAAATGGAAGTATTCTTTGGTCAACATCCTAAGATTAGGAAGTTTAAAGAGAAACAAGAAAAATTCCTTCGTAAGCATGGGTATTATACTCAGCTATTTGGTACTAAACGAAGACTCCCCCAAATATATTCAAATGATAAGCAAGAGGTTGCTTATGCAATTCGTTTAGGTCTTAACTTCCCATGTCAAGGTGCTGCAGCAAATATGACCAACTTCGGAGCTATCCTGGTTTATTATCTAATGAGGCAAGGTAAACTGCCAATGATGAAAGAAGCTTGTACAGTACATGATGCCGTATATATGTATGCTAAACCAAACGATATTAACACATGGACTGTATATACAATCTGGAATATCCTACGTAACCCAAGTACTAAAAGGTATTTCGGATTTCAAGTTGATGATGTTGATATGGATATGGACTTTACTATTGGTAGAACTATGGCAGAAGAATTACCATTCATTCCCGGGTATGATTATAACAAGATGTTACAACCAGATTTCTCAGTAGAGGAATATATGGCTGAACATAAGAAGTATAAGCATATCCACATCAAGCAATTCAAAGAAAGGTTTAATAAACAAATAAAGAGATATGAAAAAGATTTTGAATGGACCCACAATATGGCGAGCTAAATGCCCTTATTGTGATTGTGAATTCGAATATGATTATTCAGAAGTGGATTCACATACTTTTGCAGATTGTAAATTGGTTAAATGTCCTGGTTGCAATCGGTACCTTCATCATAAAGACAATGCTAAATCCACTACAAAAGTAAAAAGAGAGGATACTATGACAACATAAATAATATAAATTTATGAAACTATGGCAAACGAAGAAGATATTTTGAATGCTAACAGACTATCATCACTAACTTACATGGTAGCTGCTTGCTTAAATTTCTCTATCGAAAATCTTAATCGACAATTAAGGTTATGTAATCTACAATTAGTAGGTAGAGATAAGATGTTATTCAATCGGATTAAAACTCAGATAGAGCAATTACAATCTAACCTCAACATATTAGAGGATTTGGCTTTTGGAGTTATGAAAGATGAAGAGGCAAGGTTAGCATATGAAGATGCTACCCATATTTATTGGGCTTTGTTTATGATACTGGTTGATAGGGGTGGAACTGATAATTTATGCGACTTAAGGTTCAAGGCTTTGATTGATAAGATGGCACCATACAAATCTCTCCTTCATTTGCCTGGTATGGATGTTGCATATAGATGTGCATTCGCTCAAGTATCAAAAGCCATCCAAGATGGTAAATATAGTAAAGAGGATTTTAAGAACCTATTACAATATGAAAACGGAACTGAAGAAACTAAAGGTTAAATTCGAAGGTAGGATATTAGAAATAGATATCCAAAAAGAATTATCTATAAACGAAAATCTCATCAATTCTCAGCTACGAGAATCTCCTTCTAGTTATTATATATTCTGTTCTTTAAGAGATAAATATATTAAAGAAAGGGATGCACTAGCAAGGGAAAAGGATGAAGCCTATTCTTCTGCATGGATTTATATTAAAGAATCTAACGAAAGATTCAATAACGACTACGTATCACATAAAGCAAACGTAAGTCCTAAATATAAATCCATATATCAAAGATATTTGAAGGCAGTAGAAAAGGCTAACAAGTATATTTCAATCTGTAGAGCTTATGAGTCTAGAGAGAATATACTTAGGACTATTAATGCCAACCTAAGGAAAGATAGATAGGAACTATAATCAATTACTAACTTTTAAAATATAAGAAATATGAACTATTCATTGACTTTCGTATCTGTAGCAGTAGCTCAGAAATTTAATGAAGAATTGCCTGGTAGTCCAACAGAGAACCGGGTATTGATTTTATCTCCAAAAGAGGTAAATCAAACAAAATCCGGACTCTTTATTCCGGAACAAGTAAAAGAGGGAGTACCTCGTAAGGGAGTAGTAGTAAAATCTGGTATCATCACCGAAGAATATAACACCTATAAGGACTTTGTTGCTATCGGTAGAATTGTTACCTATGGTTTATATGCAGGTAAGGAAATGGAATTTGAAACAGAAAAACTTTCTCCTGCATTGCAACAACTCCTGGAAAAGAACACTCTTACAGTGTTAAGTATGAATGAGGTAATCTATACCGAACCAAACGAGTAATTATTATGATAAAAGACAAAAAGAAAAAGAAAGTATCCTCAGATGGACTTTCTACAAAAGAAAAGATGCTGGCCAGAAAGAAACAGCTGGAATCAAAAGGTAATGGAGGTGGATTCGTATATCCTAAAGAAGGTACTTTAAGGATGAGAATCAAATCTCCGGGTGATGACCAGGAATTGGGTATAGAAGTTATTCAATTCTATTTAGGTAAAGATTTGGGTGGAGTTATATCTCCGGCTACTTTTGATGAACCCTGTCCTTTCATGGAGAAATACCAAGAATTGAAAAATTCAAAGGATGAAGATGACAAGGAACTTGCGAAAACTTTAGTACCTAGAAGAAAATATGTATTGGGAGGTCCAGTATATGTAGACGAAAAAGGTACTAAATTTGATTACGATGGCCAGGATAAGGGAGTTCTTGTTCCACGCTCAGTATATCAGGATGTTATTGACCTTTACCTTGATGAGGATGAAGCTGGTGATATGACAGACCCAAGAAATGGATACGATATCAAAATTATTCGTTCTGGTTCTGGTAAGCTTGATACTACTTATTCTGCTCGGGCTTGTAAACCAACCAAATTGGACAAGAAGTACCAGGGTAATGTAGACCTGGAAGGTATAGTTCGTTCTCAAATTAAATCTTACGATGAACTGGAGGAACTTCTTGCTAAGTTCTTAAATGAAGATCATGGAGGAGATGATGAGGATGATGAACCCAAAAAGAAAAAGACAAAAAAGAAAGGGATTCATAGAGACCATTACATGGAAGATGATGAACCCAAAAAGAAAAAGAGAAAATACAAATCTGATATTTAAGGGTTAGTAAATATGGTTTCATTCGATAAGGTAGTAATTAGATTCATTCGGTTACTACCTTATTTAGTTTAAAGAGATTACATTATGGTATCAAAAGAATATTGGGCAAACTTATCAGATGAAGATAAGTCAAAGATTATAAGAAGATTTTGTGAAATTAATGATATTGGGCCAGACTTTGATTATGCAAAGGTGAGGGATTTTTCTGAAAGGGTTAAACAGAAATATAAAGAATATGGAATATACAGAAATAATCAATTTTGGGAACATCCTGTTTTAATATTGGAATTGGTAGACCCTCTTATGGCAGAAATGATATTATCATGGATGTATGCCAAAGTAGAATTACCCAATGGAGAGAGGTCTGAAGTACCCTTCATGGGATATCACATAGTAGAACTTGTATTCGACAAGGTTAGTCTCATGAAGTTTACCAATGAAGAGAAAAACGTATTGAATCAGGCAATGAATATTTTAAAATCAAGAGGAATTTAATATGGCAAAGAAAACTAAGGTTGGTTTAAAGGTACCAACAAAAAATGAGATATTAAAGAAATATGGTAGTATCATGAGATTGGCTTCAGATACAGTAGAATCAAACTTATGGTTACCCTCTACTTTCTTTGCTCTCAATTATACCTTTGGTGGTGGTATACCATTTGGTAAAGTCCTTGAAGTAGCTGGAGAAGAATCATCGGGTAAATCTCTTATTGCTTATAATTTTGCATACACTTGTCAACAACTTGGTGGTCATGTAATTTGGGTAGATGCTGAACAATCTTGGATGAACTCCTGGGCTGAAGCAAATGGTGTAGACCCAGAAAAGGTTACAGTATTAACCGATACTCGTATAGAGTATATTTCCGATGCAGTAGCAGATTTAGCAATCTACTTACGTTCTCAGTTAACTAAGAATGAACCAATACTCTTAGTAATAGATTCTATTGCTGCCATGGATTGTGCAGATAACATAGATTCTAAAATGGTAGAGGGTAAAGCAGAAATGGGAGGTAGAGCAAAAGCTCTTTATAAATACTTCCGTATCAGGAGTGAGTTATTCTACAAATTGGGAGTTACACAAATTTATATTAACCAATTAAGAACTGCTTTAAATGTCGGATTCGGAAAAGATAATACAACTACTACAGGAGGTGCAGCACTCAAATTCTATGCTTCAATCAGAGCTGCTTTCTATTCAGGAAAATCTATCACAGTTAAGCAAAACGGTAAAGAAAGAAAAGCTGGAAAGCTTGTCACAATTAGACTTATTAAAAATAAGGTTGCTCCTCCAAGACCTACAATCAGCAAATGTCCGGTTTACTTCAACCCTAAATTCCATGAAGTTGGATTTGATAGATGCTATGCCTTAGAAGATGTATTAGTAGAGAATGACATCATCGAAAAATCCTCAGGTGGAGTTTATAAGTTCAAAGGGAAGACTCTTGCAAGAGGGGAGGAAAAATTCCAAAAACTTCTTGAAGAAGATGATGAACTTCGTCGTAAATTACTTCGTAAAGCCGGAATAAATACTATTGGTGCTACTAGAAAGAGGATGGAAGCTTTGACTACTAATTTATATCCAGTAGATGGAGTAGAATATGAATCATTTAACGAGTCAGATGACGAGGAGGAAGACGATGAGTAAGAAAACAGTATTATTGATTGATGGGGAGAATATTCTCCATCAATCTTTTCATAAGTTCGAGAAACTTAAATCTACAGACGGAAAACCAAGTGGAGCAATATTCGGATTTTTCAAATCACTTCATATGTATCTTACAAGGTTTAAACCAAACGAAGTAGTTATAACATTTGATAATGGTCATTCACCAGTAAGGGATAAGTTATTGCCTAACTACAAAGGCCATAGAAAAAATATATCGGTTGATTATGAATCCTTGCAAATACAAAAGGCAATTATAATGAAGATATTAGGTATGCTAAGAATTTCTTATATCTTTGATAAAAGGAATAAAACTCAATATGAGGGAGATGATTTCTTAGCATACCTAATTATTAATACTTATCGTTCGGATAATGTAATCTTAGTATCATCCGATAAGGATTTTAATCAATTGTTAAACAAGAACGTTAGAATATTAAACCCCAGAAAAGATGAAGTTATTCGAGTGGGCAATTGTAAAGAACTCTTCGGTTATCATTCACATGAGACTGTTCAGTATCTTGCAATGGTAGGTGATACTTCTGACGATATCCCGGGTTTTAAGGGTATAGGTCCAGTAACTGCAAGAAAGATACTCGATGAATATCAATCAATCTACAAGTATCTGGAAGCTAAACCTAACAAAGAATATCAAGAAGCTTGGGATAGAAATCGTAAACTCATTGACTTATTCTGGTTTGTAGGTAATGTACCATTAGATAAGATGCCTATCAAAAGAAAGAAGACTTTCAACTATGATAAATTTAGGAAGTTGTGCATAGAGTATTCTCTTGCTTCGTTCCTAACTAAAGAATTTATTAAACCTTTTAAAGAGTTATCCGAATGAAAATCATGTTTGCAGGTGCAAGTGGAGTTGGGAAAACCACTTTAGCAAAGGAAGTTCCCGGGATGATTAAGTTTGATGTATCAGAATATCCTCCAGTACTAGATTTTATATCTGGTAGTGTATCAGATTTAATCCCTAAAACAAAAGATATGTCTCATAAAGAGATGTTAGAAAGAGATTCAAAGGATTTATTAATGGAAGACTTTCAGGTAATGAATCTGAGAAATAAAATGTTTAGAGACAGAGATAGATTCGTTACAGATAGGAGCTATCTTGATTTAGCTGCTTATTTCTATTATAAACAAGCCAAGAATGTTCCTAAATGTGAAATGGAACACTTCTTCGAAACTTGCAAGATGTTACTCAATCAGCAATGTACTCACCTCATTCTATTAGACTTTACTACTGCAATGGTAAAGGAATGGGTTATGGAAGATAATGGCAAACGAATAGAGAATAATTACTTCCAGTTCTTAATATCTTCTATAATGGATAACGTATTGAACTTGTGGGGATTCTTACCAACTAAGGAAATATCTTCTATCTATAAGAATATATTTAAGAATCAACTTTTGGAATATGGTGCAACAGAAGGAGTAATCAAATCCCTGTATGGTGAAACTAAAGTTCTCTGTATAAGAGAAGCTAATTTGGATATTCGTAAGAAACTTATTATTGATTTTCTTCATGAGTAAGGAAGTAGTATTTATAGATAATATAAAGGGATATCCCGGGTATCATATTACCCGGGATGGTTTATTGTATAGTAGGTACGATAATAAGGGTAGGCTTACTCCTAATACTTGGAAAATTCGTAAGCCTACGATATCTACTAATGGGTATGTAAAATATGGATTTTGTTTAAGGTTTAGAAAAATAAAAACTCAACTCTATGCCCATAGATTAGTAGCAGAAGCTTATATACCTAACCCCAATAATTTACCTGTAGTAATGCACCTGGACGATAATCCTAAGAATAATTCTGTAGAGAATCTTAAATGGGGAACTACTTTGGATAATATAAAGGATTGCATTAAGAAGGGTAAAAAGGTAGTAAAGAAGAAAATAATATCCTATGTTATCTCGGATTTACATATTGGAGAGTATGGTAAATTTACTAGTAGAACTGAAACAGCTTTCCGAGTGTTAGTAAAGTTATCAAAACTCTGTGTAAAGGATGGAGTTCCCTTATTACACTGTGGGGATTTATTTCATAGTTCTGATAAGATATCTCCGGATTTATTATGTAGGGTTATGGAAGTATTTAACAACTTATCTAAAAAAGACTTTATAATACTAACCATTTCAGGTAATCATGGTAGCCCGGTTACTCATAGAATAGGGGATAGAGAATTTATATCCTATGATAAAGCTATTGTTAAAGCTTTCCCTAACCTTTTCCATTCATTAGATTATGAACACTTTAGGCTAAATTATCATAAACATGTAGTTTATGGGATACCCTATATAGATAATAACATCGGTTTATCGGAGTACATAAAGGGTATTAAACTTAATCCTAAAAAGAAAAATATCCTTTTATTACATACTGATTATCCGGGAGCAAAAGATACCGATGGTAGAGAAATTGGTTCTGTAGAGAATCTTAATGTAAATACCTTAAATAAATTCGATTTGGTGTTATGTGGACATATACATAAACCACAAAGATTATCAAAGAAGGTATATATGATAGGAGCCCCTTATCAACAAAGGAGAACTGATAAAGATTGTGATTTGGGATATTGGGAGTTATATTCGGATTTATCTATGAAGTTTATACCCTTGAAAGGTTTTCCAAAATTCATCGATGTAGAATCAGAAGATGAAATTAAGGATGATGGCAATTATTATACCGTTTTACCTAAGAAAACTAGTAACTTAGTAAATACTAACCATAAAATTACTAAGCAACTTTCTAAGAAAGCTCTAGCTAAAAGGTATCTTAAGGAAAAAGGTATAACTGAACAAGATAAGAAAGAACTACTGATTGACATACTTAAAAAAGCTGAATCATGTTAACATTTACAACAATGAACGTAGTAGGATTCTGTTCAATAGAAAACCTACATATACCTTTAAACCCAAGTTGTACCATACTTATCAAGGCACCGAATGGTAAAGGTAAAGCACAACCTTTAGAAGAACCCGTTTTAACCGCTAATGGTTGGAAAAAGATGGGGGAATTAACTCTTAATGATAAAGTAATTAACCCAGTTACAGGTAAACCTATCAAGCTATTGGGTATTTATGATAGAGGTCTATTAGATACTTACAAAATAACCTTTTCTGATGGCTCATGTACTGAATGTGCTGGAGACCATTTATGGTCAGTATTCAAATCGGGTAAAGCTAAAGACAGACTAAGAACCTTAGATACCGAGACTTTACTAAAGGATTATAAGGTTGAGAATAAAACTGCTCCTGGTACTTTCAAGTATAGATACTCAACTCCATTAACCGTACCAATTGAGGGTAATTATACTAAATTACCAATACACCCCTACGTATTAGGGTTTATATTAGGCGATGGTTGTATTTCCGGTAATAGGCCTACAGTTAGAGTATCCACCAATAGAGAGGATTGGCCAGAGATAGTTGATAGATTAAAGTCATATTTGCCAGACCCAAACCTGGTTCATGAAGGTACAGAGGTAAAAGGAGCTAAACACTTTAGGATTCATGGTTTAGGTAAAGAACTTAAGGATTTAGGATTAATTGGTTGTAAGTCTAAAGATAAGTTTATACCAGAGTTATATTTGAAATCATCAATCGAGAATCGTAGATTATTATTAGCTGGTTTATTAGATACTGATGGATGTGTTGGTTCCAAAAAGAAAATCTCAAAGGTTTCTACGTATTCATCTAAGAGTGAGCACTTAAGAGATGGCATTAGCTATTTGGTAAGATCCCTTGGAGGCCTATCTACTAAAAATGAAAGTACCCGGTTTAAGTATGGTAGGTATACTACTTCATATATGTGTTCAATACGACTAGCATTTAACCCTTTTCTAAGGAAATATAAAACTGAATCCTATGGTGAGTTTACCAGGAGAAATAGAATGGTAAATACCATAAGAAATATTGAATATATAGGGAAAAAGGTATGTAGGTGCATTAAAGTAGATTCTTCAGAAGGCCTATATATTACCAGAGATTTTATAGTTACCCATAATTCAACTATCTTATCGGCATTGGTATGGGCAATATATGGTAAAAACCTAAAGGGTGTATCAGAAGTTACTACCTGGGAAAAGGTAAGACCTAAGGATTATTCCGGAGTAATGGTAGAAGTATATTTTCAGAAAAACGAACACATCTATAAAATCATCCGTTGTCAGAAATGCGACTTGGTTTTAGAAGATGGAGCTAAAGGTAAGGATAGACTTATATTTCTGAAAGATAATGAGTTAGTGAATGTAAAAGGTAAGAATAAACTCCAGGATACTATTAATGCAGAACTCGGATTATCTTACACTTTATTCATGAACTCGATAATGTTTGGTCAAGGGATTAAGAGGTTGATACAAGAATCAAATGCCGACAAGAAAAGGATATTTGAGGAAGTATTTGACCTTGAGTTCTTGAATATAGCTAAAGGAATTGCTTTACAGGATAAAAATAACCTGTTAGCTCAAGCTAATGAGGTAGAACATCAATCTGCTATATTAAAGAAAGAGTTAGAAGCAAATAAAGAAGCTTACTTTGATTTACGAGATAGGGAAAAGGGTTTTAAAGAGAAAATCAAATCAGAACGTAGAGAATTAAAGAAAGATAGGGAGGACCTAACTAAGCAACTTATTAAAAAGCAGCAACAACTTAAGGACGAGGTAGAGCAGAGTCTTAAAGTTAAGATTAAGAAACATACAGATTATGTAGATGGTCTTAAATCTAAAATAAAACACAATCGTAATATTTCAGGAGTATCATTACCAGATTTTGTAAAGAAACTTAAGATACAGTTAGATAAAGGCCACTACAAACGTGCTAAAGAGAGCGTAGATATTATCTATAAAGCAATCATAAATTCGGATAAACTCCAGGAAGAGTATGAAGATGCTTTGGGTAGGTTGGATGAGTTGAGAACTACGAATGAGAAGTATAAGAGACTTCAAAAAGAATGTGATGATATTGCTTCTGATATTGCTGATATTGATGAAGAGTTGGAAAAGCTCAAACAAGAGAAACTTAAGGTTATGTCTCCTAAATATAAAGAGAAACTTAAGGAGATTAGAAAAACTCTTCGTAGGGTAGATGAAGATTACCATAACAAGGAGTTGGAGTTAGAGAACTACAATTGGTTAATCAATGATCCTCTTGGTAACAACGGAATCAAGGCTTACTTATTCGATTCATCTTTGGATATGTTAAATAGAACCCTTGATAAATATTCTCAAGTATTGGGATTTAGGATTGAATTTAATATAGACCTTGGCACCGCTAGAAAAGAATTTTTTACTTTAATAGAAAGAGATGGGCAAATTATTGATTATGATGAACTTAGCGGTGGAGAAAAGCAATTGGTAAATGTAGCAATGGCCTTTGCAATGAACGAATCTCTTACAATGTCTAAAGGTATAAACCTTGCCTTCTTGGATGAGGTATTTGAATCATTAAGCTCGGATAATGTAGAAGTAGTAACTTCTTTAATCAGACATACCTTTGCAGATAAAACCCTATTCTTAATTACCCATTTGGATTCTCTTCCTCTATCAAATACGAAAATCCTGCAAGTCGAAAAAGTCAATGGCCTAAGTAGTTATAATTTACTATAATGTTATAACTACAAGACATTAACCTATGAACTCAAAAAATAAAGGAAACAGATTTGAAAGAAAAATAGGAGCCTGGTTTACTCAGTGGACCGGGTTCAAATTTGAAAGGAATCGGGCAGGTTCAGGAGCTTGGCATTCTAATAAGGATGCCACTTCTGATTTAACCTGTACAGATGAAAAACATGCTCATCGATGTAAGATATCAATTGAATGTAAAAACTACAAAGATATCAAATTCGAACATGTACTTCTTGGTAATAAAACTTGTGATATCCTAAGATTCTGGGAACAAGCAAGTAAGGATGCTAAAAGGGCAAATAAACTCCCTATATTATGTATGAGATATAACTCTATGCCTGCAAATGAATTTTTCTTTGTAGTAGAGGGAGGACCCGGTACTCTTGGAGATTTTATATGGGTACAATCTAAAAAACCCAGTATGTCAATTAGTACTTCAGTGAATTTATATGTATTTCTTGCAAGTGATATTCTAGAGAATGTTAATTATAAGCAAGTACATAAGCAAGCTAAGTTAATCATTAAAAAGAAGTAATATGAAACGTATCCCTTATTCTTATTGTATCTTCTACATAGAACGAAAGTATTATCAGAACATTAATAAAGAACTTAAAGAAAAGGGATATAAAAAAGTACGTGCCATTATCCCTACAATAAACGTTTTAAAGAAAACCGCAAAGGGTAAGATGATATTCGAAGAAGTACCAATCTTATTCAATTATGGTTTTATCAAGATGCCTACAGAGTTAGCGTACTCTAGACCTTTTCTAAACAAATTGAAGAGAAGTATATCAGGTATAAGAACTTGGTTAAAGTCTACAGAGACTCTTCATGAAAGAAAGAAGAAAGCTAGAATAGATAACTCTGAAGACTTTGATGATTTCTCATTGGTAGCTACATGCACCAGAAAGGATGTTAAAAGGTTTAAGAGAATGGCAAAAGAAGGAAAGAAATATTCTGTAGACGATTTGATGAATGTTAAGATAGGCGATTACTTAGTACTCAAAGGCTATCCATACGAAGGAATAGATGCTACGGTATTAGGTATAGACCACATAAATAAAATGGTACAACTTCTTTTATATCCTGAAATGGGTAAAATGGAAATATGGTTACCCTTTGATAACGTAATCTATAGCGTGTACCAGAATTATGACCCAGATAAGTTATATGCTAACTCCCAAGATTATGACCCAAATGAGATAACAAGTGAATCAATAGATAGAATAATGGATTTTAGGAGGAATTAATTATGAATGATGCTCAGAAGAAAGCTTGGGACTGTTTAAACGAAATAGAAAGGCAGTCCTTATTCCTTCAGTTATCAGAAAGCAAATCTTCATGGGAAGCTGGTGAAATTTTAAAGTTGTCACATTACAAGTATTTAGAAATCAGAGAAAGGTCAGAAAAGTTCTTCAGATTATTCTCTGATTTCTTCGAGTTACACACTTCTATTTTTCGACCTGACTGCCCTTGCGAACGAAGCTTTTGTGATTTTATTGAAGGATGTATTGAAAAGAGATTAACAAGGAAAGAAGCAAGTCTATATACTGGAGACTCTTCTAACTTACTCTCAAAGGTAAGCAATAGTAATATTGAAAGGAATATGAAAAGACTCAAAGAATCAGAAGACCCCTGGGATTTAGATTCAATGAGGTTAATTCTAGAGTTCGATAGGTGGAATAACTTTAGGATTTTACCAAGAATGCTACAACAGCCTTCTGCATTTAAAAGGCGGTTAAATAAAAAGGATAAGATATATATCAAATACCTTTTAAAACGAGTACCAGAATGGATGCACACAAAACTGAAAGAAAGGTTTAGATATAAAGTAAAGCCTGGTAAGAAGAAATATTGGGTATGCTTAATATCAGAAGAATTATACACTGATGGATATTTACTAATGCCCGTAAGACCTTTAGATGAGGTAGTTAGTGAATTTAGTAGATTCTATATGTATGTATTCGAAAAGAAAGATGATGCAGATACATTTGGATTCATGGTATCCAAGTTTATGATTAAAACCGTTGATGTAAAATTAGGACAACGCTTCTGGCCTGAGTACAGATGCTGCGTGGAAAAAGCAGTTAACTATAATCAAGTGAATAATATAGAATTCAGTATTAAGAAACTTGATATGGCCTTCAATGCTGATAAGGTTAAAAAGAAAAGGAAGAAAAAGCCTAAATCTACGGCTGCTGAACGCATATCAGATACCTCAGCTTTTTATAAAAATAGATAGAAATATTTCTCTATATAAATAAAAAGTATTATATTTGCAACAAATTAAAATAAAAGATATGAGAAAGAACAAAAAGAATAAACCAGCACCCTCAAAAGAAAAAGCCAGTTTCCTTGGTTCAGCCGGGAGGAATATGACTTACAGGGATTTAAAAAGAAAAGCCATAGTATTGGGTATGCCTTTCCCTGATGCATGTGCTGCTGGAGTTTTCGATTTAATTGGTTATATCGAAAGGTCAACTAATAAACCAGACAAATCATTAATTGACCAATATGATGATTGGATGGATAAACAATTGGAGAACATAGGTTATTCAAAAGATGACCCTCTAAGGAATTCGAAATTAAGGCTTGGGTTTCTCGGAGAAGAAGGAGAAAATGGGCAAAGGAAATCCAAAAGGGTTCCAGGAATAAAAAAGCCAAGGGAGAAGAAACCACCAAGAGAAAGGGATGAATTTAATCTCATCAAGGGAACTAAGAAATCCTATGTATGGTCATTAGTTGCAAAGGGTTACGATTTAGAAAGAGTAACTAGAAGGATGAAAAAGAAGTTCCCAGATGCAAACGATAAATCAATAACACTTTGGTTTAGAACTGCAAGGAGGACTATGAACAATGGTAAAACTAAAGGAAAGTAGTAGGGAACCAATCCGAGAAGATAGATATTATATATGGACATGGAGACCAGATACAACCAACAAATATATTACCGAAAAAAGTTTATATCGGAAACACTTAACCGGTATCCCTTATTTCACAAGGTATCAAATAAAAAAGACTTTGGTTTATATGTACGGAGTAGATGTTCTTCAATATATTCATATCATATCAGGCAGGAAATTACTTAGGCAAGGGATAAGAACACTTCAAGATATGAATGGTCTAAGACATAAATCTGGTTCTACTAAATTCTGGTATAAAGGGAAATTAGTTAAGGCCAGGAAGTTTATTATCCCGGATGAATATAAAATTGATAAACACAGAAGACGAAGGTTCATGGTTCAAATGCACCGGGTCTTTAAATCAAAAGGAAAGAAGGTATTCAATGAAAGGTACTCACAAAAATTGTATGGACAACGGGAAGGCATATCTTCCAAGTATATCCGGAAGAAGAGAATACAAATCCATTCTGCTATCTTACAGGATTTACAACAGGCTGAGTCAAGAGGAAAAGAATAAATATAATATTTTTTCTTTGCAATATCCTCCATTGGTATGTTCCTTGGCCTTGTACCTAAGAAAGAAATTAGATATTCCGATACAGAAAGTACTATTTATCAAAGCACAAAGGGATATGCTTGATATCTTTTATGATGAATCTTTAAATCATTTGGGATGGCAACCAAAAGAAAGGTTCTTAGTAAAAGCTTTAAGATTTCAGGGATTCACTCCTGTAAGCAAATATAGGATGAGAAGTAAATATGCCTACATTATGACAAACAGGATGCTAGAAAATGAATATTGGGTATTTCCCATGAGATTAGCTGATAACTATAAATCAATGCAAAATCCAAAATACAAATTCTATACCGAAGTATTTGGTAAGGTTGGTATTCCTGGAATAATTAAAATTAAATACAGCAATGGAAACTAAAAACCCAGTACCGGAAGTAAAGGTACATAAGCAATTAAATCCGTTCATGGGTAAATCCTTTAAGGTTAATACCTATAATGACCAAGATGAAGTTATCGATACAGAAGATGTAAAGATAGAATCTCAAGAAGAACTAAAGACCGTAATTGATGAGGTAAAACAATATAATATTGCATTTGCTTATCTTACGGGAAGCGAAAGAAAATACAAGAAACTTATAACAGAGTGATATAACTATTGATTATTAACATTTAAACATTTACGAAAATGGCTAAGAAAAAAGAAACCAAAAAGGTAGAGTTAAAGGAAGTATCTCGCAAAGAGATTAATGGTGCAATCATCATTACTTACGAAGATGGCTCAGTAAAAATTATCCCGGCTCCTATTATGTTGTCTGCCGAAGAAGCAAAAGACTTCTTTGCTTCAGAAGAGGAAGATGATGACGACGAAGACGAGGAAGAAGAAGAGGACGATGACGAAGATTCCGATGAGGATGACGACGATGAGGACTCTGATGATGAAGATGAAGATGACGAGGATGATGAAGACTCGGACGACGAAGATGAAGAAGAAGAGGAAGAAGAATTAACCGGTGAAGCTCTTGCCGAAATGGACTTCGAAGAACTGGAAGATGTTTGCGATGACAAAGATCTCGAAACAGACCCGGATGACTTTGAAGAAGATGATATCGAAAAACTTCGCAAAGCAATTGCCAAAGAATTGGGTCTCAAACTCCCGGCAAAGAAAGAAGCCAAAGGTAAAGGCAAAAAAGGGAAGAAGTAATTCATTCTCCGGCTATGAAGGTTGGGCTAAAGCAATAGCCCACCTTTATCATAAGAAATAACTATTGTTCTATTAAATAAAACTAAAACTTAAAAGATTATGGCAACTAAGAAAAAAGAAGACACCAAGAAGAAAGGTGGCAAAGAAAAAGATGCTGAAAAAGAAGCAAAACGTAAAGCTCGTATGGAAGCTTTGAAAAACCGTCCTGCAGAGCAACGTCCAAACAGCAAGCAAATTGATGTTATCAAAATCAATGATAAATCCGAAGTTCAGAACTACGGTTACGCAGTAAAGAACAAAGAAGGATATCAGGGAGTGGTGGTAACATCAGTTCTGGTCATCGACGGTAAACCAACTTCTACATCCGTAACATTCGTACCGGGCAATCTAACCGTAAAATCCAAAAAAGGACACGGTATTATCTGTAACCCGAAAGCTAAAAAGGCTAAGGGCGAAGAAGAGGAAGCCGGAGACGAAGATTAAACTTCTATCATAGCGAGAACATCGCTAATGGTTTGCATAGTTTATTAGTATTTCAAAAATTATTGGAAGCCTATTGCCTGCGAAGGTAGTAGGCTTTATTTATTTTATAGGTTATGGAAGACAAAAGAGAAATCAGAAAGAATATAACTATTCTTGCATTAGATAATCTTATTCAGAATTATACTAATGCACTAGAAGATAAAGATATGGACCCTCCCTTATCGAATGAAGAAAGGGAACTCTCTGAATTAATTATTAAAGAAGCCAAAGAAATGCTAACCGAAATGGCAATCGAAAATAAACCAATACCAAGACCATCATGGAAGAAATGAATTTAAGAACCATTATACAGGGTATTCAAGCCGTATTAAAAGATATGGAATATACTCGGTATATGATTAAGGTTACTCCTCCTCATAAGAGAGGTAAATATCAAACCCATGTTATTCACCTTCAATATCTTAAACGTAGGCTTAAGGATTTTAAGGGTAGGCTAGATAAAAAACTAAAAGGTACTATCAGTACTGTAAAGTTTAAATATGTTAATTATTCAGATGGACGAGAAATGGTTGCAGAACAAACTTTTGTCAATCTTACTGAGCAAGAGATAAAGGATGCCTTAGAACTTGGAGCCATTCTTGAAAATGCAAGTATAGAAATCCTAGAAATTAAGGAAATCCCTACTTCGATTAGGATATTATAACTATGGATAATTACTAAGGAAATTTCAATCCACTTAAAAATTTTAGAAACATGAAGAAAGACAAGAAGAAAGACAAACCGGCTAATAAGACTCCGGAACTTTCAAAGGCTAAAAAGGCATTGGATGCTTATCTCAAAGAGAACAACTTGGACCCTCAAAAGGATTGGTCAAAAGACAAGAAACATGGTAAAAAGGTTACTGAACTCTTGAATAAGCTCAACAAGGAAAGAGACAAAGTCGCTGCCCAGTATCCTGAAAAGGATTTAAAGAACGAAGCCAAATTGGTAAAAATGAAAAAAGCCAAAGAAGATGAAAAGGCTTCAAAGAAAAAAGAGAAAAAAGAAAAGAAGGAATCTGCTGGCCGAGTTACCAAATACGATTATCCTCTCATTGATGGTCGGGAAATGACTTCTGATGAAAAGAAAAAATATCGTATGGAACAGAGAAGACTGGCTGCCGGTAAAGCTCCGAAGGAAGAAAAACCCAAGAAGGAAAAGAAAGAAAAGGCAGAAGCCACCGAAAAGGCTGCTCCTGCAAAGAAGGACAAAAAGGCCAAAGATAAAAAGAAAAAGAAGGCCAAAAAAGAAGAAGATTAATCTCATATCTTATTAAGTATTCGTTAATGATGTAAAGGCCTGGCAAATCACTTTTGTTCAGGCCTTTCTTTTTAATACTAAGACTTTATGGAAGAAAAAACATATAAACCCAAACTGCGTATCACTACACTTGAAGATAATGGTTCCTATATTCAAGATAGATTGGTAGATGCGTATACAGAAATGAATTCAGGGCCAAAAGTACAACATAAGGGACCAATAAGAATAGAGGTAACTCTTACAAATAAACAAGATGTCGAGAACTTTAAGAATTACTTAGATAAGCTTGTAGGTAACTTACCAATCAAAGAACCTTCAGTGGGAAGAGGAAGACCCTCTACTGGTAGTAAACAATTAACTGAATCACCCAGAGAAGACATACTGGCAGATGTAGAGAAAATGGTTGAAGAAGGTAAGAGCCAACAAGAGATTATTAAGTATTTAAGGGAATTGGGATTTGTCTTTATTCTTACAGAAGACTTTCTTTTTCATTTCCCAGGATTCGAATTCAACAGTAAGGATGTGGGAGAAGCCACTGACAACAAGCAATATCCTAACTCATACTCCTGGATGGCAAGATGTATCAAACGAGCCAAAGACCCCAAGGCAGATAAATTCGACCCAATGGTCATCTTCGGCTTTAGTATCCTTGGTGGACCATCGAAGAAAATTGTTCCGTATCTTTATAAAGAAAGGAAGAAACCGTTAAGGGCCTCTGTTGGTAAGAAAACCATATCCTTCTCTCAGGCAGAGTTCACAAAGTTCCCCAAATATCAACTTGAAGAGGAACGATTGAAATTCTCTGCTGAGATGAGGCAATTAATGACCAACCCAGAAAAGAAACCTTCAAAATTCTTTTTACGTTGGGCACCCGATGTACTGTTATCCCCTAATGCCTATGAGTCTCTCAAGAGATTAAATATTAAGTTTGCAAATGACCACCCAAAAGGATAACCTATCTAGGTCTGCCATACGAAAGATCCTCAACCTCAGTTTATATTAAAAGTGTATTATTATATAAAATAAAATTCTTATATTTGTATAACGAAAAATTTAATAAAATGGATTTAGAAACCAAAGAGGTAGTAAAGAACATTGCTCAGATTCAAATTGAGGCTCTTACTAATATCCTTAACAACCTGGATAATACGGAACCAGATTTACTCAGAAAGTTATTACAGATAACTAATGATGATATTAGGGAATCATTAATTGCCCACATCCAGGTTTACAAGGAAATATTGGAAATGCCTCAATTGATAAAAACCTTACCTGAATATCAGTTATTCGTTTGCTCCCACATTCTATTCAGAATGGAAGATGAATGGATACCTGATAATTCTCAAGGAGTATATGGGACATGGGCTTTACTCCAAACGGAAACAAAGAAATTCCATCCGGAACTAACACTAATATTTTAATTTTTAATTTAATTATGGACAAGAACGAATATTTAGAAGCAGTTGAATTGAACACTGGAGTTGAAATGATTCCTTGCGAATCATCTAACATTGAAGGCTATGGCTATGACTCCAAGAATAAACAGTTATGGGTTGCTTTCAAAAACAACAAAGTTTATCGTTATGATGAGGTACCTCACGAAATCTGCAATGAATTACATTTAGCAGAATCCAAGGGTAAATACGTTTCTTCGAATATCAGGAACAAATTCAAAACCACAGGCTATGAACTCAGGTCTTAGAAAACTACCCATCATAGGGCTAGCAGGATTTATCTTAATCGGGATAGCTTTAGGCTCAAAACCTAAAACTACATCGAGCGAGGCAAATCCTGTTTCGTTTTTGGAAAAGGGTAATCCCACTCCAGAATTGGGATTTAGACCAAGGCCCAAATCACTGAAGGACTCTATTCAAGAGATGGCAAATAAGTTGGGTAAAAGAATCTACGAATATACGGTAGAAATAGAAAGGATTCCAGAGAATCAAATCTACCAGATAAGTAATTCTGGATACCAACAATATGAAGTAACTAGAAAGGGAGTAGGCTATTCCTATACTGCAGTTAAATTCTATACAGATAAGAAACTAACCTACCAGGATGCAATTAAATATGCCGAAAGACATCCAGAACATTGCATACCCATAATTCCTGCACCTAAAGAGAAAAGCGAACTAGATTATTATAACGAGAACATGGATGAATACCTTTCAGACCCAGAGAATGAAATCGATTTTGTACCAGAGATCTTCGACTTCCTAGCTGATTAACCTCAGCTATTGAAAAATAAATAATAAATTTGTTTGCTATTAAAAATAAAGTTCTTATATTTGCAATGTGATAATTAATTAACTATTTAATCATTTTAATATAGACCTTATGAAAAAGAATGAAAACAAGGTTGCTAACCTTATCAGTAACAAAGTTGCTCAACAGTTAGAAGGAATTAAGGATGCTACATCCAAGTCTAAAACTCCCAAAGCCAAAAAGACTAAGGCTCAATTGGTAGAAGAATCCAAAGATGCTGCCAAGAAATTTGCCGATGCCAAATTGGTTCCTCTCAAACCTGAAGACCCAACTCCAAAGGGCAAATCCAAAAAAGAACAGGTTATCAAGGAAGTAGAAAAACAACAGAAACCATCCATTATCGAAAAGGTAATCTCGAACCGGGAAGTAAAATACGTATACCCAAAAGATGTTACGGATACTTTGGCCCGGAAGAAATGGAGACAACAAACCCGCAATGAACTTCACAGACTTGAACGGGAAATGTTTCGTATCAAGGACCAAAACTCCAAGGAGTTCAAGAAAGCTGCCAAGGCTTATGAGGACTTTCGTAACAAGGTTCTCAAACCAGAACAAGTTGCATAGTTCTTTATTAACCTAAGTTCCTGGGCTCAGTAGTCTGGGAACTTTTATACATGTAGATAATGGATTACACTATATTCTCCGCAAAGGAGATGTTAAAGCAGGATAAGGAGCTAGTGGAGTTACATAAGAGATGCGTAAAAACCTATCTAGTGCAACGTTCACTAAAGCATGCTAAGATTAAGAAGTTCTTTATTGTATACGACTGGTATATTAATCCCAGTAACGTGAGGAATTTCTTTTTCAGGCCAGTACATTTATTTGTGCAGGCATTACTCTTGGGACAATTAGACGAAATATCAGATTACATAGAAAAAGACAACAATGGTAAGAAACGTAAGAAAAGAAGACATAGAAAAGGTTGAGGTAGAATACATCAAAGGTAAATACCAGTATAAAAAATCCTATGGTACCATCAGTGGAAAGAAACATAAAATCCTTTTCTCTGGTCCAGTAGTTGATTTACAACCTGCCTTAGAGAATATCCGGTCATTGGTAAGAACTCCAGAAAACCGAATCTCAACAGAATCTCGGAGAAAACTAAGGGCTCTTGAAGAAAAGGCTTCCAACCTTAATAACTTCAAGGACCAAGGTATAACCCACATAATCATATACAAATGTTTGGAAATATAGTCAAAGACCTATACATAGGTAAATCCAAGTTGATAATAAAATGTAATCAAAGAGAATTACCGCAAACCACCTTAGTAATGGATGTATTACAACCTACAGGTTTTACTGGTAATATGCCAGATTATGGTACTTATGGTAATTTACTTACTACCGGTGAGTTTGAAATAACCTCTGTGATGCCTAAACATAGACTTTATGTTACGGGTATACCAAAAGGGGCAATCCTTGATAATTTTCGGATTAGAAGGGTTTATTGGTCCTCATACTATGAGGACGATATAAGGGGATACTTATTTCAGATAACTGATGAATATCCTAAGTTGATAATTGCAAAATAAAGTTATATGGAAGCAATAGATTACGTTAAACAGTTTAAACTCGACCAAGAGAATTATGACTTTAAAAGGGAAGAGTTTATTTCCGAACTTGGTAAAGAGTTTCTAGAATATTGCCAAACTACTACCATTGGCATTAACTCGAAGACCAAGCATATATATTACTACCGGTTCAAGGAGATAGTGAAGAATTTCCAAGAAAAGTTCTGGAGTATTTCAAAGCTAAAGATAGGAGAACCATTCTCGGAGAAGTTATGGAATGCCTTCTTTGCAACCCAGGTAGTTCCTTTAAGGAAAAGATTATTCCCCGAAATTCAGAAGTTTATCGAAGAAAGGAAAAGGAATAACCTCGATAAACAAGACAAATTACCATCGGACCGTAAAAAAGGGCAATTATGGCAAAAGAAATCCTAGACCTACACGGAAATAAATTTAAGGTAGGAGATTATAAACTTAGCCTTAATATTCCGATAGGTAAATGTGATAAATTAATATTCACCCGGGACCACATCTCGGGTGAAACCTTTAATTTGTTTGTGAAAGGTAAAATCTATAAGGCCTATTTCTATAACCTTAGTATCAATTGCTATGTATGTTATAAACTAGAGCTAATAGGTTATGATGAATCTAAAGATATAAGAAAGGCTTATTTGTATGGCAAAAGAAGATAAAATAGTAAGATTCCCACGTCCTCTGGGTACTACTGCAATGATACTCGAATATCAGAAAAGTGGTAATCCAGAGGATTTGATTAAGGTACAGAATTACCTTATTAATCAATGGCTTTTGGGAAATGGAGTCCTATGTGGAGTGACTTATGATATCAATTCATTCTCTAACAGATTAGGGATTGATACAGAGTATGTACGTATATTTATGAGGGATAGATTATTATCCTCTAAGATTTGGGATAGAGATAAACAAGAAGAATTACTGCAAGCATTAATGGGAGAACAACTAGCATGGGCCTTAGAGGACCGTATGGAAATATCTCATCAACTTCAGATATTAAGGGATTCCCAGGGAGGCAAATATACTCCATTTATATCTGCTGAGGTAAATAAGACATTGAAGCTTAAACTGGAATCCTCTACATCCTTGCAATCTATTATCCGTAATCTTACAGGAGGCAATACAACCAATATATTCAATCAATTCAATCAACAGAATAACCTTGGTGCTCCAGTAGATACCATCTCTATAGAGGAGGCAAGAACAATTGTATTAGAATCTCAGAAGGTTCTATCTAAGACTGAAGAGGCCAAACTATTGGAAGAGAAGTATGACATCAATAGCCTACCTGAAGTAGTAGCTACCAAGCAAGAAGGCGTAGATACCTCTAAAGAAGGGCTTAATCTGAACAAGAAAGAACTTAATCAGATTACGGATAATTATAAGGCTGCAATGGAAGTATCCTCTAAAGAACATCATGAATTGCGTAGGGAGATAGAAATGAGGATTGACCCAGATGAGGAAGACCCAGAACTAGATAGGTACTTGGATGAGGAAATAATAGAAGCAGAAGAAGATACATCCCTTGCTGCATCATTCCTAAACAAAAGAAAATAACTTAGAGGCTACCTATTAATGGTGGCCTCAGTTGTGTATATACGGATTTGCATATTAAAAATAAAAGAACTATATTTGCATATCAATTTTAAAAATAGACAAAAATATGGAAACATTCAACCAAGAACACAAGGAGACTAAGATTAAGAACATTAATCAGGGTACTTACTTTAGACTCAAACCCTCGGATACTGCACCAGTATGGGTCAGAGGAGAATATAACCGTTTAGCTGGTAAATACTCCTGCTGGAAATTCGATGATACTAATCATGAAAAACTCATGAAAGGTTCTCAAACTGTATATATTAACTTTACATTTTAACAACATGTTCAAATTCTTCAGAAAGAAAAAGAAACTCAGAGTCATCAAATGCTCTGACTTCATTAAGTTAAGACAAGTAGAAGGCTTAGAGAATTGCTATAACATTACTCTTAGCAGTTATCTTCGAACCTTTCAAGGTAGAGTACAAACATTGCTCAATGAGTTTCATATCTATGATGACCGTATCTGGGTAGAGGCTTACAGGGAATATCAACGATATTATAAGGTATATGATAGAGTACCAGACTTATTACTTTATAAGATACCGGTACTATTTGCTATGTCTTATCCGGGTATAGAATTTCGAACGGACAAAGAATTTGCTTTCAGATACTATATACCTGACCAATCATTTTATGAGGGTATGCCCTCTGAGTTCCAGTTGAATCCGGAGATAGAAGATAACTTCAAGAGTATGTATTCTAAGGTATATGGGTATTTACCAGAAGGAAAAGTAACCATAGATGAATACATACAGATTATCAGATTCAATTACTGCAAGAACTGGGATGTGCTTTGGAATAATCCCAAGGCTATTCGTAATTACTTTGATGAATGTATGGATATCATCATGTCCTTCGTAGATGAAGATTGCCTGGTAACGGTATCTAACATTATAGAAAGATGGGCTGAAGAGATGAAAGAGAAATTACAAACCGAAGAGATGAAAGAGAAATTACAAACCCTCAAAAATAATAGAGATGAACAAATTTAGATTCAAAGTATCTACCATGTTAGAACAGGTAGAAGACGATTACATTAAATTCGTGGGAGATAATTATGGTGTAAACCGAGATGAGTTTCTTAAAGACTTCAGAGCCAAACTTAATCTCGAAAGTCATCATATATCTACAGTACATGCTGAATTAATTGAGTATGAACCAAATCGTATCATTATTCAGACTTCTAAGTATAATACCGTTGCTAAGGAATACAAAGACCATTATCTTTGGATATTTACTAACAAGGGAGACAGGAAGTACGACTGGGACTTAAACAGATTCCGGGCTTTACCTCAGTAATTATTAAATAGTTTATTAATTCTTTTGCAGATATAAGAATAATATTTTATATTTGTATCGAATTAATAAACTATTAAAATTTTATAACTATGCAAACCAAGTATTACTTAACCTTCGAACAGGTAGGAGTCATTAGACGTATTCCAATTAAAGAACAGGACCCCGATATGCAGGGAATCCTAGATGCTTTCACTGAGGCTTTCAGAATAGCCAACGAAATGAGTGACGATGATAAAGTCAATACAATAGACTTAATCAATGCTCTTCAACACTGTGATACTATCTACATTGATACAGTAGAAATCTACGAAGAAGGATTCGAAATGATTGAACAAAAGGTTCCTCTTGGAGATGCAGGCCAATGCGTAAGGACTCTCATACAGATTATCAATTACGAGGAGGCTTTTGACATATCTGCTGACAACCTGGCTCGAGAACTAAGAACCAGTATGAAATTTCATTGGAGACAACTCAACCCAGGTAGTTCAGAACCTGACCCAGCTTTCGTAAAACAATTTACCGAAGAAGTTATTGACAAACTTCGAAGAAAACTTTAATCGAACTTCTAAATCTAAAACCCACTGCCTTTTCTTGTGTGTAGAACCTCAGCTATTATAAAATAAAAGTAAGAATATAGTAATATTTAAAATAAAACTCTTATCTTTGTAGTGTAATAATTAAACAATAAAAATATGAAAACAACAGCATCCAAATCCTCTATCCAGAACCTGGAAGAGGTACTTCAAAGGTTTATCAATAACAAAAACACTTTCTCTCTTACAGAGGAGGAAAATGAAATGATAAAGGAAAACCTATTTGAACTACTCAGTAAGGTATACGATAACTACCAACTAGCTTGCATCGATATCAATCAAATCTGGGTATATGAAACTTGCTACTATACTTTCACATTCGAAAGCTTGGTAACAGTAGACAGACTAAGAGAAAATATCATTGCTACTGGCTGTGTACGATTTATGCAAAATTTTACCGATGGTGACGGTATCTTTATCTCATTCACCAAGCTAGACAGAAACAATTGGATTTATCAACTTAACTTCAGAATATCATGAATGAACAAGAATTAAAAGAACTTGCCTTACAATTGCATAAGGAACAGATACAAAAATATCCCTGGGTCTCAGCAGACCCAGAGGATGCTGAATCCTATATTAGGACTTATGGAGATACTAACGTACACTTGTACTACGATTATTTATTTGCTAATGGAATAGGAGAAGTGGAGGAATAATTATGAAAATCAGAGCTATTTTAGAAACAGAAACAATGAACCCTAATTTCAGGGAACCATTCTTAAATGGAATGCCCATTGATATCACTGAAGCATCTTTTGATAGGATTGTACGATATGCTTCAGGATGTACGGATGTCCAACAACCAGATGTGATTGCTATAGTCATTCAACATGCTTTGGATAATCTAAAAGAATTATCCCAATTATTAGATAACTGTAACGGTACTACACAAATGAGAGTACTTATCCCAGTATCTATCTCTGCCCTTACATTTACCAGACAATATCAGGATACACTTAAGAGGGTACTAAAAGATAGAATTAAGGGAACACTAGATGGCCTACCTCAAGAACAACGTGCAGAACTCCTTAATGAGGTACTTAATGAAACTCTAAATGAGGATTCTCTTAACGATGATTAACCAGTTGTTTTCATATCTATCCTAGAGGCCAGGCTCTTAGTTAGATTAGAGTCCTGCCTCTACCTCAGTTATATTTGCATATTATTTATTTTATTCTTATCTTTGTAGTGAAATAAAAATTTAAGTATTATTTAATTTTAAAATAGACAACAACATGGTTAACATCTACAAACTCACCAACCTACTGGAAGCTGGGATGACAATATTCCAACTCAATCAATGGAGAAACGAGGGTATCTGGTATCCAATTACCCAGTACAAAAAACAATCTAACGAAATCGAGGTAGTAACCAATCTATTTGTACCCGATGCTAAGAAATTTCATATTCAGTTATCTGCAAACTATGACCCTGAAGAAATTCAGGCCTGGGATGAACTTCTTGAAAAAAATCAATGGAAACTTTACCCATTACTCAGGGATCTCATGAATATATTTCTCCCATCCCATGAATCTGAATATCAATTCTTTTATACCAAGTTTCCAAAGGGTTTTATATCAGTAATTGCTCAACCAATATAACCCAATGAAACCTAATCTTGTCCTGATATTGGTATATGGGAGGAATCTCCTAATTATGGGTGCCTCCCAATACCCTACTAGTGAAATAGAATTAACTTATGAGAATACTAATTGCTTAATACTAATAATATGCTAGTACAAGGGAAATTTCTTATATCCTTCGATGTACAAGGAATAGGGTTTTGCGAAGAATTAATTATAACCTACAGGACTGAGGAGCTAACTCCGTATCTTAGGTACCCAGCAGTTAAGCTTAACCCCAATCATCTGCACGTATATCAAACTAAGCAACTCTTAAGAGAACTTCTAAGAATGCCTTATACGGATATTCAAATCATAGATTTAATACCCTTATTATGATACAGATACTCAACAACCAATATCCCATAGGATGGGAATGGATAGATAATATACCATTAACCTTTTAAAATCCCTCATCAAATGAGAACCAAACTAATCATATTATCATCAATTGCCATGGCTCTAGTAGTCATGGCTTTCCCTACCAATAAATTCCAACCTAAAACAGTATGGGAACACTACTGCAAGTATACATTGCACATACACCCATCACAGGCAACCGAGGACCAATATGATTACTTCCTTGATTGCTGGTCAGGAGATGACGAATACCAATATCTCTATGACTACTACGAGAACAAATACCCAGAGTACAACAACCAACTAAAACATTACGGAAAATGAAACTAAAAATCACAACCTTAATAATCATAGAGGGTAATCAAGTAGAAAACATATACCATTCATTTGAAGATAACCAAGACAAGGCTTATCAAGAAATCATAGACCAGGTAAATGCTGAATATGGAGACGGAGGAGTACTACAATTCTATTCTCTACAAGGTATCAAGGATTACTTCGAAATCGTACATATCCAAACCCAAGAACTAACATCAATAGGATTCAAAACCGCAATATTAGACCTATGAAAAAGAAACCCAAGAACCAAGTATACATACCTCACCAGGATAAATGGAATGAACACTTTCCTACTCCAGGTAAACCAAATCCTAATTACTACACAGACTCAGGTGCAACCTTCAACAAGCACCTACGTACCCAAAACAAATTAAAATCCAAACAGAAATGAAAGCCTTACTCTTAATAGCCTTAATAATATATACCTCACTAAGCCTAATACATAGGAGCAAGAGGTATAACCAAATACCAAGCCCCACCAACAAACAAAAATACATATACATAACCCTACAAGGCCTACAGATAATCCTACTAATCCTATTAGAGACCTTAATCCTAAGGATACCAACCTACTAACCCACCACCCCAAACAAAACAAATAACCAATATAATAACATACCTATAATATATAATGCCCAGTATGAACATATAATACAAAATCATACTGGGCCTAACTATGTTACATACATACCTAAGATACATCTTAATCCTAATATCATATAATCAATATACATATAACTAATACAATATTGAAGGCCTTCCGGGGGTGTTGGGATTAAGGCAAACTTCTAGGCCTAGCCCCCCTATCACTATACAACCACCATACCCCAGAGCTATCTAACACATATGTCTCAAGGTCTTAAGGCTATGTAACCAATTGCCTAAAAGGCACCTAATAATGGCCTTTTGGGGTACCTAAATCCGATAAATCCTAGACCCCTAATGGCCGCTTATTATATATAATAAGTATATAAAAAGGCAATCGGATTTGTAGGATTAGGCAATAATTTGGGGTACCTTTTTATATAAAATTAGGTACCTATTTTGTCGGATTGGGGCCCCAGGATTTAATAAATTTAAGGCAATTTTAGGCCTCCAAGGCAATAGGATTATATAAAATTGTAGGCCTTCAAGGTACCTAAAAACTAGTAACTATGTTATTAATGGCCCTTGTAGTTAGTTAAAAAGAAACTTTAGATTGCTAGAAGAGATACTTCTTTTGAGAGAGTACTGATAGAGAGATACGTAATATTAGTATTAGAGCTCTAATACATTATCTATTAATGGCCTCAGTAGGATTTATAAAAATTGATTAGGATTTTGCTATATTATTTATTATTCTTATATTTGCAATGTGATAATAAACAAGAATATTAATTTTTAAATCCTTATATCCTATGCGTAGTATTAAACCCAACTTAGTTAAAACTTGGTTCACTAAAAACCAGGCAATCCTAAACATTGATTCTCAGGTAGATGAGAAAGGAGTTCTTGAGTATCTTTCCTTCCTAATAGACGAAGGATATCTACACATCCCAGAATTTACCTTCAAGGCATATAATTGCTCAGAACTAGCTCCCGGTCGTATAGTACATAATTTCTATTATGAACTTTCTAATAGAACTCTTACAGGAGCCCAAATAAACTCTATACTTGCAGAATGTCCTTTACTATTCGATGATGGTTCTCAACCTAAGCCTGCCTATACCGCTTATCTGGGTTCATTATACATTACCCTTATTGCAGAAGCCTAATCGCTAACTTAGGTACACCTTAAGCCCATGCCTATCTAAGGTACTGGGCTTTTTCTTAAGCCTTTCTATGTAGGCCATCATGGGACTTATTTATGGCTTACCCATGTCCTAATATGGGCCTTAGTTCTTTAGGACTCCATACATGGCCCAGGGCATTATAGGATTACCTGCTAGTCACCTAATGGCCTTATATGATATAATATACAGATAATAACTACCGGACTGTATGGGGCCTCCAAATTTCTAAAGTGGTACCTATACCAACCCCTTCTATATCCTACCTTATATCCATCAATATACCTATATCTAATGCCCACAACCATTCCCACCTTTCAAACCCCTAAAACCTACTTGCATAAAATTCTCACGAAATTATTAAAAAATAATTCTTAAAAAATTTCTCAAAAAAAAAT